GGCCTAGCGGGCGATCAGGCTGACGACAAAGGCGACGATGACGATGATGACCCCGGTGCTCCAGGCCGTGACCTTGACGAAGCCGTTGTAGGTCTCGGTAGCGGTCTTGATATCGTTGCCTGAAGCCATGAAACGGTATCCCCTAATGATTATCGCTATTGTGGAGGATACTTAACCGCAGGAATGCTCACGCATCAAGAGCCAAGCACCTGTGACATGATCCAGGTCGGATGCAAAAACCCAAAGGGCACTCCGGAATTTGCCTACCGCGAATTTCCGAATAGACTTCCGATATTTGCAATGAACCGATCGGAGCCTTAATCCGCTCTTTAGGCACCATTGCGCTATGCATCTGATTTACCTCGATTTCTACGATGGTTTTTACGGGCGTTTTCCTGTACCAGTCATGTTCTCAAGCTTGAGAATGGCCGCCTGACCCAGCTTGCGCCGGTTCACTCGGGTTGCGTATTTCTCGACGATCTGGAACGTCTGGCCTGTGATCGCGGCGACCTCGGCGACGGTGCAACCTGCTTCGAGAAGGGCGATAACCGCGTTCTTGCGCAGGCCATGGGGGATGCATTCCTTGCCTTGCGCGCTGCTGAATTTCTTCAGGTCCTTCCGGATGACCTCATCACTGACCGGGCGACCGGCGGGGCTTGCGATGATCGTCATGCCGCGCTTGGGTGTCCGCTCAAGTTCGGCCTTCAGGTCGCGGTGCAAAGGCGGCGAGACCTCCTTGCTCGCCTTCTTCTGGAACACGAATATTTCGCCGTTGTGGATGTCCGACCACCGCATCTTCACCACGTCGCTGATGCGCTGGCCGGTGTAGTAAAGCAGGTTGATCGCCAGACGGGTTCGATCGTGCTTCGCCACCAGGCCAGCATGCAGGATCGCCTCGGGCCATGGCTCGTGCTCGCCGCCCTTGCGCCTTTGCACGTCCTTCGTGGGTTCCAGCTTCGTCTTCCCGTTCTGCCGAGCCCAAGTGTAGAGAATGCCGAGAACGGACAGGAAGATGTTGTGGGCGCCAGCCCCGGCCATCTTGTTCTCCAGCACGTATTGGACGTCGCCTTGCTGGAGGTCGTTCACAGGGAAGTCGCCCAAGTGCTCGATGATGCGCCGGTTGGTCGATCGATAGAGTTCCTTGCTGCCTTTCGCGAGATCGGCGCGCTTCTCCATCGATACCTCATAATCACGGACCAGATCGGAGATCAGATATCCGACCGTCTTCCGCTTCGTGCGCGCGCCCTTCATCGCCGCGTAGCTGTCGTAGAAGCCAACGTCGCTCGGGTGCGGCAGCGGCGAATAGATCGCCGTTCCCTGACTGGTCCGCTTCCCGGTGTTGAAGTAGGCGTATACCTTCCCCTTCGACCGGACATACTTCACGTGTTCGAGCTTAGGCAGCTTGGCCATAATCTCCCCTCAGCCTGCGGCGATAGTCAGGCACAGTGTCTCCCGACAGCCGGGCGAATGCGGCGTCAAGCGCGTCCTTGCGCCAGTGCTCCCGGCCGCCGAACATGATCCCGGCAGGCAGGCGCCCAGCGATGATCTCGCGCTCGAAGGCGGCCTCGCTCATGTCGCAATACTCAGCCGCGGTCTTGCGCTTCATCATTGCAGGCCAGCGGGCGATGCTATGGGGGGTCATAAATAGTCCTCCGGCTTCTCCAGCCTCTTCCGGCAGGGCGCGATCCAGCGCAGTTTCGTGTCAGCGGCCCGGTCTGCCCAGACGAGCCAGGCGTAAGCGGTCGCGGTCGATCCATCGGGTGAAAGCTTGCCCTTGTGCATCACGACCCGTTCTGTGAACTGGAGCACGTGGCTCGGCGGGTTCTTGGCAAACAGGCGCTCAAAGCGGCCCTTCCCTTCCAAGAACGCCGCGCGGACAATCACCGCCACGCAGTCGCTCGATTCCAGCGCCCGCTCGATGAACTGTTCGGCAAGCCGAAACGGCGGGTTTTTGATGGTCCAGTGCACCCGCTCGGGCAGCGGGCCGAACAGGTAGTCAGCCACCGCAAAGCCCGCGCCGTAATCGTGCACGTCGGAAGCCTCGACGCTGGCGAAATACTCGCGCAGCGGCTTGACCATGTGCCCGCGGTTCGCAGTCGGCTCACGACAGGTCAGCGCCCCGAGATCGTGCGCCGTGTTCTGGCCGAGCCACTCGCACAGCGCGCGCGTTGCCCACGGCGGTGTCGGGAAGTCGTCGAGGGAATCGTGCGCCTCGACCCGTCGCTGCATCACTGCGGTGCTGGTGTTCTGGCTCATGCTGCCTCTCCAAACAGATCGACCCGCCCGAGCAACGGCCCCCACTGGTCGGCCATTGCCGCGGCAATGCCGGGGAAAAACCGGCTGCGTTCCTTCGCGCGATCGGCGCCAGGCGGCATGCGGTGAACGCGGGCGGTAGGCTTTTCCTCGCCTTCGATGCCCAAGCCCCGGCGCGCAGCGGCGATCGTCGGATAGGCCGGGACCAGCGCCGGCAGCCCGCGCAGCCACAGGCAGGTGCGCTTGGTTTCCCAGTCGCCGTATTCCCACGGCTGCACGCTCTGCGCGGCCGGGCGGAAGTCCACGATCCGCTCTTTGGCGTGCCGGTGCATCACGGGGTTCTCGACCGCGACGCGCGGGATCGGCGCATTCCACATCGCCGAGAACAGCGCGGCGCCCTCGTCCAGCTCATGCCACATCTGCTCCAGCGTCTTGCCGGGCGGTGGGACCTTGAGCCAGCGGACACCGGAATTGCAGAGCCGGGTGCACGGCGGGTGCGCCACGATCAACATGTCCCAGCCATCCTCGAGAACATCGCGGACGTCGCCGGTAATGTGCCGGTTGCTGCGATCTTCCGCCGGCAGCAGGTCACAGGACCATGCGTCATAGCCGAGATCAGCGAACGCGCGCCGGACGGTGCCGGAGAACTCGCAGGCAACGAGAATGCGTCCGCTCACGCCATCGCCTCCCGCACACGATCTCTCGCCCTGATGTTCTCTACGATGTGATTGTACTTCTCGCGGGAGATGAGGCCGGAGTGCTCAAGCTGGGCGGCGGCGGTGAGGTCGTCGGGTTGCGAGGCAATGCGGTGGCGCGCGAATGCTTGGTGCAGATCCTCGGTGGTCAGCTCGTCGATCATCACCCGGATCGCGATCGGCTTTGCAGCGTCCATGTCCGCCTGCGTCACGGTGACAACCTGGGCCACCTCTACGGTGAAGGTCTTCATGCGGGGTCTCCGTTTACGATCTTCTCGCGGTTCCGGCTGTCGAGGAACGGCATGATGCTGTCCTCGTCGGCTTCCGGCTCGCGGTCGCACGCGATGGCCTCGATGATGTAGAAGGCGTCGCCGGGCAGCGTGTCGCGTAGCCCAGCCTTGATCGCCTCCTCACGGGTGCGGCACTCATCGATGTTGTAATTCCCATCCTGATCGACGGACTCGGCGGTTCCGACCCACCACGTCCATCCCGGCGTATGCTCAGTGCGGGTGTCGGTCATGCTGATGTCTTTCCGATTTCGATGCCTCGACGGAGGGCGGCGAGAAGTGCCTTCTCCGCCCAAGGCATGGCCGAGAGATTGATCCGCAATTCATCGGCGAGGTTCTGAACTTCATCGAGCAGCGGGTCTTCCGGCTCATCCTCGTGCGCGGCGATGTAGCGGGCGAAGGCGAGCGTCGTGGGGAAGCCGCTGGGGGAGTCCTTGATGGTCGAGACAGAATAACCAGCCTCGTCATAATCCTCTGTGCCGGACTCATTGCGCGTCATGCTCGCAGCCCTCTCAATCGCCCAATCCGGCGGAAGCTGCTCAGCCATTGTCCTTGCCCTCCTCGATCTGCGAGGGGGTGGCGCATCGAGCCGCAAGCATGGCATCCGCGACAAAGTACGCCTTTGCAGCAAACACGCCGGCGGTGCAGTTATCGGTCGATGCGAGGAGGCCAGAAATCGCCTGCCCAGCGAACCAGTCGCGCAGGGTCATGCCGGGCCCAGCGAAAACCGATGCTTGGGGGAATGCGTGGGGATTATCCGGCGCACTCTCCCGGAGTCGGGTGGCGATGTCGGGGGTGGTCATGCGGACCTCCTTGTTCTGGAAATTGTGCGCGGTCATACGATCACCGTGACCTGCTCGGCGGCGCGGGTGACCGCCGTGTAGAGCCAGTTCTTGCGAGCCTCACGGAACGATCCGCTCTCGTCGAAGATCAGCACGTTGTCCCACTGGCTGCCCTGCGACTTGTGGCAGGTGATGGCCCACCCAAAGGTAAATTCCTGGGTGCCGCGCTTCTCCTGCCAGGGGATGTTCTGCTCGGTGCCGTTGAAGAACTCTTCGAAGACTTCGACCTTGATGGGGTCGCGCTTCTCGTCGAGCGATTCCACGGTGACCGCCAACTTCCCGCCAAGCGTCTCGATCGTGTCGGCCGACCAGAGGCCGCCGTTGAAGATGTTGTGCGTCTTGTCGTTGCGCAGGCAGATCAGGCGATCGCCGACGGCCGGGTGCCAAGGCTTGTCCGCGCCGCGCAGACCCTTCATTTCCCGCATGCGGTGGTTGTACGACGTGCGGGTGCGGTTCAGGCCGCAGAGCAGCTGGTCGGCGCTGAGCACAAGTTCGCCGAGGCCGTCCCGGCCAAGCGCGCGGCTCGTCGTGATGAGGCTGCTTCCGTAGCGGCCCGGCGCCAGGCGCCTGCCCTCGCGGATCTCCATCGACATGCGGATGATCGGATTGTCCTGCGCCTGCCGGTGCACTTCGGTCAGCATCACGTCGGGCTCGGCGTTGATGAAGAACCCCTCGCCCTTCACCGGCGGCAGCTGCGCGGGATCGCCCAGGACGAGAATGCGGGTGCCGAAGCTAAGGAGGTCGCGCGCGAGGTCCTCGCCGACCATGGACACCTCGTCCACGATCAGCAGGGCAGCATCGGCCAGCGCGCTTTGCTCGTTGAGCTTAAACTCTGTGATGCCGGTGCGATCGTCCATTTCGACCCGATAGATCAGGGAATGGATCGTCGAGGCGCCTTCGCAGCCCTTCTTGCGGAGGACGAGCGCGGCCTTGCCGGTGAAGGTGGCATAGAGAACCTTGCCCTTCACGCTCCCGGCGAGTTCCTTGGCGAGCGTCGTCTTGCCGGTTCCAGCGTAGCCGAACAGGCGATAGACCTGCGGGCCTTTGGGATCGGCGAGCCAGCCACTCACGGAGCGAATGGCGGCATCCTGTTGCGGGGACCAGCTCATGCATCCCTCCCATGATTTGAGTGATATCCAAGCCGCTGCTCTGCGTCCTTTCGAGCGGTTGCGGCTTCTTCCAAGGTGTTGAATATGCCCAAGTGGACATTCTTCCCGTCGTCGCGAATGTATGCGCGCCAGCGTCCCTTGAGCGGCGACACCCCCATGATTCCGCTACTGTTGTTCGACCGACGCTTCGTGTTGCGGCAGTTCGCAGAGCGGGTGACGACGCGTAGATTTCCGATACGATTGTCATCGCGATCGCCATTGATGTGGTCGATCTGGCCGTCTGGCCACGCACCGTAGTAGATAGCCCAAGCCACCTGATGCGCCCGGTGCATCTTTCGAAATATCATGCCATCACGGTAGCCACGGCTATTGACCGTGAATGCTCGCATACCTGCATATCGGCCATTCCACCTCAGATGCTCGCGATCGGAGGGGAACAAGGTGCGCGCCCGCTCGCGCCAGGTCAGAATGCCGGTGGCGGGATCGTAATCGAGCAGTTCGGATAGTTGTTCGGGCGTCATGCTGCTCGCGCCTCGTCCTGAAGGGTGGTGACATCGACGCCGGTCCAAGTGCTCCACAGGTAGAGGGCGCGGGTCGTGAAGTCGGCGCGTTCGGCCTCGTTCATGGCGCGGTTGCTGGTGGACCGGCGGCGGCGGTAGATCTCGCCCGAGGGAAGCACTTGCTCGTCATAGAGCCGGAGCTTGTCGCGGGTGATGTCGTGCAGGTCCTGCTCGTCCAAGGTCAGGTTGTGCAGGTCGTTGAGCAGAGGGGTGACAAGCGCGGCGACGGACCAGTACAGACCCCGGCGTCGCTGGTTGGCGGTTCCGCCGCTGAGCGTACAGCGGACCTTGCCCTTGATTTCGCGCATGGCGTCCTCGGCCGCGCGATTGGCAGGCTTGAGCATGCCGAGGCGGACCTCGAACATGAGCGGCGGGCTGTCACTGGCCATTGCGGTGCTCCCTGATCTGCTGACGGCGCGGCGAGGCGTCGCACAGGCTTTCGATGAGCTGGTCTACCGTCTGGCCGGAGGCGACCTGGTAGGCGCGCCAGAAGGACTGCTCGCCGATCGCGTGCTGCTGGGCATGGTGACCCATAAAGTCGAGATCGTGCCCACAGAGCGGTACGGCCCGATGGTCATCCGGCTTCTGGCCCATGCCCGCCCCGCTGCCGTTGCGGACGTGTGCCGCCTCGATCGGCGCGCGCTGGCAGCCGGGCCAGGCGCAATGGAAGGACCGGACGAACGCGAGGTGCGCCTGAGACTTCCAGCGGCTCTCGCGCTTTTCCTTCTTGGGCGCGAGCTCTTTGAGCTTGCGGGGTGGGAGTGCCATGGTGCTCTACCTCAGAACGGAATGTCGGAATCGGAGCCGAGGTCGTCGTCGAAGCCGCCGTCGTTCCATCCGGTGTTGGAATTGTAGACTTCGCGCCCGCCCTGCTCCCGGCCCCAGTCGCCGCCGGTGCGCTGGCCGCCACGGTTGTTGCCTTCGCGCTGGCCGTTGCCGCGCTGCTGGCGACCGCCGCCCTGCCCTTCGCCGCCGCTGTTGGCGCCGTCGAGCATGATGAGCTTGGCATCGAAGCCGTTCAGCACGATCTCGGTGGTGTAGCGGTCGCTGCCGTCCTGCGCCTGGTACTTGCGCGTTGACATCTTGCCAGCCACGTAGACCTTGCTGCCCTTGCGGAGGTAGCGCTCAGCGACGCCAACGAGGCCATCATTGAAGATGGCAACGCTGATCCACTCTGTTTTTTCCTTCTGGTTGCCTTCCCGATCTTTCCACTTTTCAGTGCAAGCGATGCGGAAGTTGGCGACGCGGCCGCCGTTCTGGAACGAGCGGACTTCTACGTCGGCACCAAGATTGCCAATGAACTGGCATGAATTGAGCGAGGCCATTACGCGACCTTCCTCCAAGTTTTGCCGCCGATAATGTCAGCGATGGTTGTGGGAGAGACGCCGAACCTTTCGGCAATCTGGTATTTCTTCTGACCGCCCGCGAACATCTTGCGTATCAGGTCGACATCCGCTTGCCCGAGCTTACGGTTTCCGTTTCGCTCGCCACGGGTATTGGGGGCGACAAAACGCCCTTTCGCCACTGCGTCCTGCAAGTTCTCAGACTGGCTACCGAGCCACAGATGATGAGGGTTCACGCACAGGCGATTGTCGCAGGAGTGGCAGACGTTCATGCCGTCAGGGATCGGGCCAGCGAAGAATTCATAGGCAACGCGGTGCGCAAGCCTGTGAATTCCGCCGACGACGAACCGCCCATAGCCATTCTGGTTGAGCTGGCCGCCCCATTCCCAGCAAACCTCGGGATCGAAGTTCCTGGTATCCGTCTGCTTCAGGAAGCGGATCGGCGGTAGAATGCGACGGCTGTCCATTAGACCACCTTTTCCTCGCGGATGTTGAAGCCTGGAATTCCGCGCACGCGGGTCGCCTCGATGCGGGCGTCACGGCTTGCCCAGCGCTGGATGAGACCGTGGAATTCGGCCATGAATTCGGGGTTTTGCTTGTAGTGGCCGTAGGCGAGAGCCCAGCTGTTCGGGGCGTCGATCAGCTCGGCATGCCACACAGAGCGCAGCGTGACGGCGCGCTGCCCCTCACCCGCATCGACACGGACCTTCTCCTTCGCGACGCCCTCAGCTTCACGCAGCAGGGCCTTGGCCCCGGCTAGGGCGTCTTCGGCTCGGTCCATGACGGCGAGGTCCGTGGCTTCCTTTGCCTCGGCACGGAGGGCCATAGCCTCCTGCGCAGCAACGAGCGCAGCATCGGCGGCAGCTTTCTCGCGGGCCTTGCGCTCATCCTCGGCCTTCTGCAGCCAGGCAGCGGACAGGCGGCCGGTCGCAGCGATGGCCTTCGTCAGCTTGCCGTCCGGTGTGCCCTTGAGGCCGCTGGCGACATAGCCGTTCTGCCATGCCTGGATTTCGGCAATAGCCTCGTTGTGCGGCTTCTTCTCGGTGGTGGCGTTGTCCTTCACCAGTGCGACGGCGGTCTGCATGTCGCGGTGCAGCTTGCCAACGGCAGCGGCCTGACCATCGTTCTCGATCGCCGCGCCGTCCGCCCAATTAGTGGCCTCGGTCAGCAGGTCGGCAACATGGGTGTCGATCGCGGCGCGGCCATCAGCCTTCGGTGCCGGGGTTTCCTCGGGGGGATTGTTCCCACCGATCACGGCGCGCGGGTTGGCGTCATTGCCATCGCCCGGCGCGTTTGCCTCGGCCTCGGCGGTCAGGCGATCAACGTGCTCTTGGAGAGCGTCGATTTCGGCCTTCCGCTCCGGCTCGTCGCGGACCAGCTTGGCCAGCGCGTTCTTCGCATAGGGGAGCGGCATGGAGGCGATCTCTTTGTCGCCCTTGCTCGACTTGTACATCATGACTGGAGGCCCTCTCAGTAGGGGATTTCGTCGTCGGCAAGGTCGTTGCCGGTCGCGGTGCGGTTGGTTTCAGCCTTTGCCGCTTCGGCAAGGCGCTGTTCGAGGCGATCGATCGCGTCGTTGTACTGGCGGCTGTTGAGGTCGCGCAGATCCTTGACCCGGTAGTGCTCGATCAGGGCGCCCGGCGCGGTGCTGGTGGCCTTCATGAGGTTCGCCAGCTTCGCCCAGGCGGCATCGGGCATGCCCTGCGCTGCCGGTTCCTCACGGATGTTGTGGCCCTTTTCTTCGTCCGCCTCGTCGCCGTGGAGGTCGCCCTTGTGCCAAAGGTCCAGCGCGGCGCCGAAGCGCATCGCGGCATTGCGGAGCGCATCGCCGATGGCTTCCTTGATGGCGTTGCCGCCCTGCTTGCCGTCGGCGTCGCCGTAGCCCAGGCGGGTCACGCCCAGCACGGTCAGCCTGATCCAGAGGCCGCCATTGCGGTCCAGTACGGGCAAGCCGTCCTGACCAAAGGCAACCGGCTCCCAGAACCATTCCGGGTCCGTGTCGAGCAGGCGGTGCGTCAGCGCGGCGTGACCGACGTAGTCGAGGTGAACAGCGTCCTTGTGGTGATGGCCGCCGCATTCCTTGCAGTTCCACACCATCAGGTTCTTGTTGGTCTTGCGCGCGTCGATCTGCGCCCGAGTCTCCTTGGGCAGCTTCGAAATGTGATCGGCCGAGAACGGCTCTCGCAGCTTGGCCAGCGGCGACGGCTCAATGTTGGAAATCGCGTTCATGTGCGTGTCCTTGAGGTCAGTGCCAGGCAGTCAGCTGCGCCCAGAGCGCGCCGAGGCCGGAAGCGGTGGAGAGTGCGACGACGATCAGCGTCAGTTCACGGCGGATGGACATCACTGGCCCTCCCCGCTGCGACGGGAGAAAGTCCGCAGGAGACGGTAGAGGGCGAAGGCAGCGCACGGCGCCCAAGCCATGCCGCCGAGGACCGCCCACACGGTAAACCAGAACCCGTCAGCGAAGCGGAGTGCGTCCGGCTGCGTGGTGGCGAGGTGCTCGATCCAGAGGTTGATACCGGCGATGCCAGCAGCGATCGCGAGCGCGGGGATGATGAACCAGCGCATCAGGCGCATCCCTCTTCCATGCCAGCGATAAGGCCAGCAGCGAGAATATCGTCGGCCCGGCCCAACATGTAATTGAGGTAGGCGCCACGGACGGGATTGGTCTCAGGCTCGCGGATAGCTCCGACGAGGCATTCGAGAATTCCCCGGAGCTTGCCGATCTGGTCGGCCTGCGAGGCTTCGATCTGCGCGAGGCGGGTCATGCTTCACCTCTCGCTTTGGTGATTGCCTCATTGAGCGCTTCACGCATCTCCGAAAGAGCAAGGGGCGCTTCCACGTCACGATCGGGCTTATAGTCTCCGGCAATTCGGATTACGTCGCGCAGAAGCGTATTATACTGCTCGCGATCACGCGCTGCCTCGCGCTCAGCCGTATCAATCCGGCTTGCAATGTTGAATGCAAGGTTCTCGGTCAGATAGTCCTGCGTCGTGTCGAGCAGGCCGCCGTAGATGTCATCGACCGCCTTCTTGAGCAGCGGCTGCACAGCGCTTTGGATCGCCCCGCACACATCGGCGGAAACGTCTTCCCAAGGTTGGTTGAGGATAGCCGCGCTCATGCAGCAATCCCCCGAGCTTCGAAGTCCCACCGCCACATCGCGGTAGCCTCGTATTCCGAGTAGCCATTGAACTTGTGGGGATCGCCGAAGCAGTCAGCGAGCACGTCCCGAGCGTCCGGCCCCATGGCAGCGATGTACGCGCGCTTGTCGGCGGCGTTCTCGAAGCTGCCCATGGTGTTGGAAGCATGCTCGGCGCGCAGGCGGTCGAGAACTTCGACGGGCTCACCGGTGATTACGAGCTGGTCGGCACCCATGACGAGACACGGGCGGCGCAGGAACAGATCGTAGATGTCGATGTTGGCGATTAACGCCAGGACAGCGGGGGTTTCGTGCCACTCGGCGCGGCGAACCTCAGCAGTGAAACGGGAATGAATGCCCATTGGGGTCTCCATCGGTGGTCCCGGCAGGTCTGCGCTTGCGGCTCACTGCTGGGCTGATGGAGGCATAATACGCTACGTATTACGTCAGTCAATACGCTGCGTATTATTTTCTTCAATCTCGCCGACGAATTTCATCCGCCGCGAAATTTCGACGCGAATTCCGACTCACCAATTTCATCCAGGCACAAAAAACCCCGCCGAAGCGGGGCTTTCACTCAAGTCTGCCCGGCCTGCTACTTGGCCAAGAAGCGGGCAGCGATCGTAATAACAGTCGCGAGAACGCCTAGCGTCGCAACCAATATGAGAAACACATCCCACTTTGTCGGGAGCGGTTTAGTGCGCTCGTCGATGCCGGCCAATGTGACTTTAATGTCTCCCAGAGACTTTTTGATATCGTCAGTTCCAGCGATAAGCCTGTCCACGCCCTTCTTGACGTGGTCCATGTCTGCTTCAAGCTTTGCAACGCGGGCTTCCATACCACCAGATGTGCCATCACCGTCACCACCTTTCAAGGGTGGCTCCCCATGTGCTTGCGCAGCCCTGCCCGCCCAGCGTTCGTGTGTGATTGGCTCAGGCATCCTCTACGCCCCCGTAATCCCCACCATTTTCGTCGACCATTCCCATAATGATTGCGTTAAAATATCTCGTAAAACCGCATGAATGACAGACCACCACAATAGTGGGGTTAACCCATCCAGGCTCGCTTGTGTAGGGGCTGCGGCCGCCCGGCATGTGCACTATTGAAGGTTGCACTATGCTGTGCGGGCTCCCGCATACCAGACAGCCATCATTAGTTGACGTTGACTTTTCATTAATCCAGTCGGTCGCTCGATATATCTCGTCGAGTGTCATGAGGCGTTGGCTGATTGGCGCGGAAAGGTCACCCGGTGCCGAATAGTTTTCTGGTTCGTTCATGAGCCCCTTCAGACCGCCAGATTTTCAAAGTTAGAGAGAGTTACGAGATCACCTGCTCTCGGGCAAGAGATTCGCCGCTTGACTAAGTCAGTGCGAAATTTCGTAACCAAATCGGTTCGCGTAGGAAAAATCCTATACCGTTCTCATTCGCGTCATGGTACAAGAACAGAGCGTGAACAAGGGAGGCGAATCGTTGCTCGAAAAGCGGAACATTCTGAGCGAGCCTGCCTGTGATACTGGATGCCTGCGGTGCGATCTGGAATGCGCGATTATCCCCGAGCGTTTGAGCTGGTGGGAGCGAGAGGTGGAGCGCCTTTGCCGGGAGCGATCTCTTCGCCCAACGTGTCTTGAGACGCGCCGCCAGCTAGGTATTGCTCTAGGCGCACACGAAGGCCTTCTGGCACAACACGCAGATAGTCCTCGACGGTCGCTCCCAAAGGCAGCTCGCGCATAGCCGAGCTCATCATCTCGCGGATGGCCTCAGCAGATACCGTAACCTGCTCTTTCGCCTCATCCCTCAGGCCAAGCAGCCAAACAGGGTCCACCTTAAACGCCTTGGCGTAGGCATACCCCGTTTCCAGGTCGAAACCCCGTGTTCCGTTGGCATGGCTGGTGAGCGTCGGCTCCGAATAATGGTGACGGGCAGCAGCCTCCCGGAACGTGGAATACCCACGGTCGAAAATGGCCTTTTTCAGGCGTCGCGCGCGTTCGTATTTGTCAGCCAGCATAAGGCTGGTGATACGAAAATCCATAATACGTGTCGTATTGACTATCGGAATACGCTGCGTATTATGGTGGCATGTCACAGCTTGCATCGATCTACGCCGTCTGGGGCGGCAACGCGGAGGCGATGGCCTCCGACATCGGCGAGAAGCCTGTTACTGTCCGGCAATGGCGGAACAGAGGCAGCATTCCTCCCCGGTATTGGCCGAAGATCATTGAGCGCGCGAAGAAGCGGGGCGCCCGGCTGAACTGGCTCGAATTCATTTCGGACGTGGCTGCATGATCGGCCTCACCGCACAGCAGAGCCGCCTGCTCACTTACCTTCGCAGCTATCTCGATAGCTCTGGCGGAGTAGCCCCGACCGTCCGCGAGATGGTGGCCGGGATCGGAAGCAAGAGCGTCGGCAGCGTTCACCGCCTGCTCTGCGCTCTGGAAGATCGTGGCCACATCCGCCGTGCTCCGTGGCAAGCGCGCGCGATCGAGATCGTAGACGTTGGACCGCTCCACACCGTGTCCACTGCCGACCTCATCGCAGAACTCGAACGCCGCCGTGTCGGGTCCGTCCAGACCAATCCAGAAGTCGTGGGAGCCTGAGCTATGGCCTGGAAGCATGACGACCTCGCTGCCGATCTGGCCGCTTACCTCAGCGGCCCCGACCTCATGGTCTGGACCGACATGCAGCTGGGCCCCAGCGGCTCGCCGCGCCCCGACGTCTACACCATCCGGAAAAGCTATTCGAAGCCGAACCCGCTGGCGTTCGAGGTCAAGATCAGCCGTAGCGATCTGCGGTCCGACACAACTTCCGGCAAGTGGCAGCGCTACCTCAAGTATGCGCAGGGCGTCGTGTTCGCTGTCCCCGATGGGCTTTGCACCGTCGCCGACATTCCCGAGACCTGCGGGCTGATCGTGCGCAAGGCGGAGGTCTGGCGCTTCGCCCGCCGACCCACCTTGCAGTCCGTCACACTCCCCATGGATGCCTGCATGAAGCTGCTGATCGATGGCGTGAGCCGGACGTACAAACAACGCGAACCGCAGCCCCGCCGGGCGGAACTGTGGACTGAAAACGCCGCAGTCCGGAAGAAATTCGGCGCGGCTGTCGCAAAGGCCGCTCGCGATCTCGTCTATGTCGAGCAGCGCGCCGAGACCCTCAAGGCCGACATCCAAGAACACCGTGTGGTCATGGAAGCCGAAACCGAGAGCGCTCGCAAGGCCGCGATCGAGCAGGCAAAAGAAGAGATCGCCGCTCTCTCTCCGATCCGCGACGAACTGACTTCGTTGCTCGGGGTCGAAAAGGGCGCGTCGCTCTGGAACATCCAGCGGGCCCTCGTGCGCCTGCGCGCCGAACTGAGCGCAGACGCCCGCGTCGACAGCGCAGAGCAGAAGCTCAAGTCGGCCCGCTACGCTCTCGAATCTGCCCTTTCGCAGATGCCCGCTTCCGACATCCCAACCCACACCCCGCAGGCCACTGCCCGCGAGGTCGTGGCCCTGCCCGCCCGGTCTGAAACCCACACCCCCCTCCAAGGCCGGGCGGGTCTTTCTGCTCACAATCAATCTCATGGCGCCGAGGTATCTCATGTCTGACGTGCAAGCTGCGGAAATGTCGCCGATTATTTCCCGCGAACAATCCGAGAACAGTTTTCGCGCCGCGCTGAACCTCTTCGTGGGGCGTGGTCGCCGCTACAACTCGAAGCAGGTGCAGATCGGAACGGGCGTATCGCATCGCCTGATCGACTGTTTTCGGTCTTATCCTTCCGGCCACCCCGACCACCGCCCTCTGCACATGGGCGCGCAGATGTCGATCATGGCTTTCCTTGGCCCCGAGTTCACCTCGGAGTGGATCAAGTTGGCCGACCAGGGCGCCTACGCGCTGCCTGACTGCGAACCAGATCCCGGCGCATTCGCGATCAGCAACACCGATGACAACGCTTCGGTCGTTCGCGCCGCCATGGACGGCAAGTTCGATGCCGATGAGCGCAAGGATCTCAAGTCTGTCGGCGTTCGCATGGTCAGCCGCGGGGCCGCCCTCGTCGCTCTCGGCGCCAAAGCCGCCTGACCTCAATTCCCCACGGAGAACCCGACATGCTTTCCACCGACCCCGCACAGATTTCCATCCCCGGCACCGAGCGCAAAGAGCACCGCGTTGCCGATGATCGCCTTCGCCTGTTGATCGAGCGCGTCGAGCGTTTGGCCGAAGAGGCCAAGGGCATCGCCGACGATATCAAGGACATTTACGGCGAGGCGAAGGCCGTAGGCTACGACGTGAAGATCATGCGCATGATCGTCCGGCTCCGGAAGATGAAGCCGGACGACCGCCGCGAAATGGACATGATCCTCGACACCTACAAGAACGCGCTGGGCATCGACTGATGCTCGCCCGGCTCTTCCGCCGCGCGCAGGCGCCCGTACCAGTTGCTGAACCCGTCGCGCGGCCGGGAGCCGATGCCCTGCGCCGCCGCCGTGCGGCAACCCGTGCTGCCGATGACCGCGCCCTGATCCGCGCCACCGCCGACCAGATGCGCGCCGACATGCGCGCCCGCGGCATCGACAAGCCCGCCATCGATTGGAGCGCCCTGTGAAAACCTTCCGCTGCGGTCACGACAAGTCCGAAGAGAACAGCCGCTTCACCAAGGGCTACCTCCAGTGCAAGAACTGCGAAAGCCAGAGGCAGCGCGAACGCCGCGAGCGAGCCAAGCGCCTGGCTGCATTGGGTGAAGCGCCGTCGCGTTCAGACGGCAGCTATCAGCACCTCGCCAACGCCACCCCGTTATTCTCCGATGATGGCGGCGCGGCTCAAATCGGAAGGGCGAGCGCTTCACTGCTTCGCGCCCTGTACCGCCAGCATCCCTATGTGTTCGACGCCGCCGAGCGGTCGGGACGGATGGCGGTGCGCCCGTGAAGCGACCCAACAAGTTCGGCGCCCGCAAGTCGCCCTGCCAGCACGGCCATACCCATGCCAGCGCCAAGGAAGCGCGCCGGTGCAATGACCTGCATATCCTCCAGCGCGCCGGGGAGATCGTCGGACTGGAAGTCGAGCCGACCTTTACCTTCTCGATCGAGGGTAAGCCGGTCACACACCTCAATGGCCGCCGGGCCATCTACACCCCCGATTTCTCCTACGTCGAGCGCGGGCAGAAGGTCTGCGAGGACGTGAAGGGCGGCAAGGCCACCAACACGGAAGCCTCGACCCTTCGCCTCGCCTTCGCGCGCGCCATGTGGCCGTCGATCGACTGGAGGACCGTGTGAGAGCGCGCCTTCCAGGCCATGAGAGCCGACGCCGGCAAGCCATGCGCAAGTTCTGCCCGCAGTGCGGCGCCATGCCCAACCATCGCTGTATCGGAACACGCGGCAACCTTCGGTCTGCCCTGCACCGCGATCGCTACGCAGTGGCGGAAGGCGAGGTGCCAGCATGAGCATCCGTTACATGACGATGGTCTGGGACATGGACCTGCCCGTGACAGAGAAATTCGTCATGATGGCGCTTGCTGATTGCGCGAACGACGCGGGCGAGTGCTGGCCCTCGATCGCGACCTTGGTGCGGAAGACCAGCGCCAGCGAGCGCACGGTGCAGCGCGCGATCAAGTCGTTCGAGGACAATGGACACCTGTCGCGCCGGGAAGTGCCTGGCCGAGGCGTTCGCTACTTCTTGCACCCCCGTCATAATGTCACCCCCGTCACAGTGACACCCCCGTCAGAGAGGCGGGAACCCCCGTCACAGTGTCACCCCACCCCCGTCACAGTGACACCCAAACCGTCAATGAACCATCAGGAACCGTCATTGGATGCTTCGCATCCTCGTGGCGCGCGACCCGCTGGCAAGCCTGATCGCGAGAAACCCTCGAAGGCCAAGCCGGTCATTCCCGACTGGATCCCTGCTGAGCCCTGGAACGGATACCTCGAAATGCGCAGGCGGATCGGCAAGGCCCCGACCGATCGCGCCATCGAACTGATGATCGGCAAGCTCGAGCGCTGGCGCGCCGAGGGCCACGATCCCGGCGCCATCCTCGACGAAGCAACCGAACACAACTGGACCGGCCTCTACCCGCCAAAGGAACCCCGAAATGCGACACGACCCCAAGGAAGCCCGGACGCTTGGCGCGGTTCTCCCGGCAATCGACCCGCCGACAACCGCGATGGATTCCGCCTCGAACTCGAGGAACGAGCTTTCGGCGGTCCGGCTCACGGATAGCCAACTGGCCGCCGCCGAAGCCGTCGCTGCCGCGCCCCTGCCTGTCCTGGGCCAGGCCGACGGTCAGTTCTTCGCCCAGTGCCTGCTGATGTTGGACGCCCTGCCCCGACAGAAGACGGACACCCTCGGCGGGAAGCTCCGCATTCGGGCCTACGAGATCGCAATCGGCCAGCGCCCGAAGGAAGCAATCGAGTTCCTGGTCACCGAGGCCCTGCGCACCTGCAAGTTCTTCCCCAGCACCTCGGAGTGCAACGAGATCTTGAGCCGCTGGGAGCGGAACGACGACGCCCTGCGCACCAAGCGCCAGGCCGAGACGGTAGTGCGCCGCGAGAAGGAGGCCCGCTTCGACGAACTGATGGGCCGCCTCGCCGCTGGTGAAGTCGGCCAGGCCGAGATCGATGCAATGCCCGTGCGCTGGCGCGAGATCGCGGAGACCCGCTCGTTGCTGCGCCGAGAGGCCGACGGAAGCTACACACTGCGCCTGCGCCGGGAGGCCGCCGCATGAGTGGCTCTGCTGCCGAACGCGAGATCCGCGACTATGCCGCTGATCGGCTGCGCGTCATGCTCCCGGAGGCTCGCATCATCCATGAACTGGTCGTCGGCGGCTGTCGCGCCGATCTTGCCGCCGTGGAGCCCGAGCGCATAACGCTGGTCGAGATCAAGTCCGAGCGCGATACGCTGAAGCGCCTCCCCGAGCAGGTCCGGCAATTTGGCCGCGCCAGCCATTCCGTGATCGTGATCGCGCATCAGCGCTGGTTCGACACGACGCCGTACCTGAATGGCTGCGACCGCTTTGTCCCGGTCAAGGATTTGCAGGACACCATCGGTGCGCACGCCCTTTGGGCCTACCCCGAGATCGAGGGGCGTCCGATGTACGGCGTTTGGTCAATGGGCCGGTACTGGTCGGCCTCGCCCGAACCCCATGCCGCTCGCCTTCTGGAACTCTGCTGGAAGGATGAACTGCTCGCAGAGTGCCACCGACATCGCATCGCAGCGTCGGCCCGATCGACCTGCGCCGCGATGGTTCGCGATATGGCTTGGCACATGACCGGCAAGGAGATTGCGCAGGCGGTTTGCCGACAGCTTCGCGGTCGCAATTTCCCAGAGGCCGACGCGCCCGTTCTGGAGGCTGTTGCAGCATGATCCACATCACCCGCCACGCCATCGACCGCTGCATTGAGCGTGTCCCCGGTATCACCACCGAGGATCAGGCCCGCACCCTGCTTTCGTCGAGGGCGATCCTCGCCGCCGCTGGGTTCGGCGCCAAGTATGTTCGCCTCGGCACCGGCCACCGCGTTGTGATCGAGGAAGGCTCGGTAACCACCGTCCTGCCGACCAACACTCACGCCTGGAAGATGGGCTCACGCTGGGACCGCATCCGCCAGCATGCCCGTGGCTGGGCACGCTTCTATCGCGAGGACGACGCCGCATGAACGCTATCGCCACCATTATCCCCGCGGGGTCCCCTGCCACCACCCAGGAAGAGTGGATCGATCGCGGCCGCGCCCTGGCCGACCAGCGCCGAGATGTAGACTGGCGTCTCGGGGACTGGATGGCTGAAGGAAAGGAGGCCGGATACCTCGACCAGTCCGGCTTCGACTTCCTGAGCGAGAACCTCGGCCTCGCCCCGAAGCGCCTGAAGGACGCGCTCAAGGCCGCGACGACGTTCCCCCCGGCGCTGCGCGATCGCACGCTGTCGGTAGACCACTACGCCGCGGTCGCCTCGCTCCCCCAGGACGAAGCCCTACCCCTGCTCAAGCGCGCCAGCACCGACCACCTGCCGGTCAACGCCCTCCGCGAGCATGTGACCCAGCGCCGTTATGAGACCGGGGCCAACTTCGCCGACGACGACACGGACAGCACGCTTGCGACGCTGATCCGCCGCGCATGGAACCGCGGCACTGTGCAGGCTCGCCAAGACGCATTCGAAGACTTCAAAATCGCCGCCGCCAATGGCTTCGGCATCATCGACGAGGACGAAACTCGTGACGCGTAAGCTCCTGCCCACCTCCGCACCGAAACCGATCCCCCCCGAGTTCATGGAGAAGTTCAAGAAGCACGGATGGCGCCGGGTCGAACAGATCTGGGGCAAGTCCACGGTGCTCGCCTGGCGCAAGGCGATTGGGGCGAAGCGCATGGCAGCGGAACGCAAGCGGTTCCTGAAGGAGGAGGCTGCGCGATGAACGCAAGGCAGTCCGCATTCGTCAACGAGTACCTGATCGATCTCAACGCCACGCAGGCCGCGATACGGGCAGGCTACAGCGCGAAGACGGCCTATTCGCAGGGTGAGCGCCTGTTGAAGAATGCTGAGGTCGCGGCAGCCGTCTCAGCCGCCCAAGCTGAACGCTCGCAGCGGACCCGCATCAATGCCGACTGGGTGCTCTCCCGCCTCGGCGCAGAGGTAGAGGCAGACCTTGCCGACCTTTACCGCGAGGACGGCAGCGTGAAGCCCGTCCACGAGTGGCCGCTGATTTGGCGGCAGGGCCTCGTGGCCGGTGTCGAGGTCGAGAGGATCGGCGAAGGTGCGGGCCACGTCACCAAGATCAAGATCAGCGACCGGATCAAGCGCATCGACCTGATCGGCAAGCATATCGACGTGCAGGCCTTCAAGGAGAAGGTCGAGCACACCGGCGGCATTGCTCTAACGGTGACCGCTGAAGATGCGGAATTGTGACTTAACGATTCGCTCGCCGCAATTCGTTGATCACCAGTGAACAGCCTTCAGCGACATCGAGAAGGACGCCTTGCCAGGTCCGGTCGTCATCAAACCCCATACCTTCTTCAGAGCCAAAGACGTCCGAATAGAATGCGTGAAATCTACCAATGAAGACTTCCCCGTGCCTAATCGATGCTCTTTGATGAAACGTAAGGTGCTTGGAATGAGAAAGAGCCTCATTATTGATCGTGAATATTTCGATTATCATACTATCGAGATCGGCGAGGCTACGCTGTGCATCGTCCGGCCACGGCGCACCAGCGAAGTCAACTTTCAGCAAATCCTCGGCCTGTCGCTGAATCGTTTGATAATCGCCTCTAATGAGAGAGCGTTCCCGGCTCGACTGCGATTTGTCGCTTATGGCCGACAACGCTGCAGCCCCAAGGACCGTGACGGCAGCACCGACGATCGCGCCCAGAAATGCAAGCGCATCAACCGGCTTTACTCCCCACCTGACAGATATAGCGCCGGCCGCTCCGATACCACCGGCAGAAAGTCCAAGAAGTACCCATTCCAACATTCGTGCTTGTGACATGATCGCTCGCTTAACCCCCCGTCAGCGTTTAGCAAATCGCCTACTAGCATCTGCGGCACGTAACGTCATGCTCCGCGGCGGATCGCGCTCAGGGAAGACGTTCATCCTCTGCCGGGCGATCATCCAGCGCGCTATCAATGCGCCTGGCTCCCGGCATGCGATCTTCCGCTTCCGCTTCAACCACGCGAAGACCTCGGTATGGGCTGACACCCTGCCGAAGGTGCTGAAGCTGTGCTTCCCGGCACTGCGGGTCCGGTACGATCGCACGGATTTCTACATCGAGCTTCCGAACGGCTCGCAGATCTGGATCGCCGGCCTCGACGACAAGGAGCGGGTCGAGAAGATCCTCGGTGCCGAGTATGTGACACTCTACTTCAACGAGTCCTCGCAGATCCCGTGGGGCTCCGTTGAAATGGCGATGTCCCGCCTGGCGCAGAAGTGCGAGCTGGCGCCGGAGATCGCCGCCGCCACCGGACGGACGCACCTCGCACTCAAGGCCTACTTCGACTGCAACCCGCCGAGCAAGCTGCACTGGTCCTACCAGCTGTTCCGCGCCAAGCTGAAGCCGGGCACGAAGGAAGCCCTGCCGAACCCTGACGACTACGCCGAAATGAAGGTGAACCCGTCGGACAACGCGGACAACCTGCCTGCCGAGTATTTCGACGTGCTCGCATCCATGAGCGCTGCTCAGCGCTTGCGCTTCGAGGCTGGGGAATGGGCCAGCGACGTCAATGGCGCCCTGTGGAGCCTGGAGGATAGGCAGACCGAGGGCGGCGAGATACCCGGCATCGATCGCCACCGCATCGACAAGGGCGCCCTGCCCGAGATGCAGCGTATCGTGATCGCGGTCGACCCGTCCGGCACCAAGGGCGACGGCGGCGGCGATGACATCGGAATCGTGATCGCCGGTAAGGGCGTGGACGGCCGGGCCTATGTCCTGGAGGATGCCACCTGCCAGCTATCGCCCGAAGGCTGGGGCAGGCGCGTGGCCGAGAAGGCCCAGAAGTGGAACGCGGACTGCATCGTAGCCGAACGGAACTTCGGCGGCGCCATGGTCGGCGCCGTGCTGCGCGCCGGGGGCATCAAAACCCGGTTCAAGGAGGTCACCGCCACGCGCGGCAAGGTGGTCCGGGCCGAGCCGATCGCCGCCCTCTATGAACAGGGCAGCGTTAGCCATGTGGGGAGCCATCCGGACCTTGAGGACCAGATGTGCAACTTCACCGCGTCGGGCTACGTCGGCGAGGGAAGTCCAGACCGGGCTGACGCGATGGTCTGGGCTATGACCGAGCTGATGATGGGCCCTGCTGCATACAACCTTGAGGCATGGTGACGGCGGTAAAAATAGCCGATCCCGCCACGTACCGTCCCGCTATGGCAGGCTCCCCAATTCTCGACGCCAGCGGTGCGCCTATTGCCGCCCCCACCTCATCGCCAGTCCGCTACTTCGGAGACGGAATCACGGAGGCCATCGAGTTCGCGGCCACACCCATGCAGCAGTTCGGCAGCGCCATGACCCGCATGTTCGGGCCGCAGCTTGCCTACGCTGCCTACTGCGAGAGCGGTATGATGCAGCGGGTTATCGAGCTGCCAGCATCCGATCGCGTTCGGGAATGGCGCGACTGGCAGGCTGATCAGGACCAGATCGAAAAACTGGAGAAGGAAGAGAAGCGCCTTGGGCTCGTCGCCAAGGTGAAGGCCGCCGAGATCTTGCGCGGCATCGGCGGCGGCGCCCTGATCCTTGTCGCGGGTGGGAGCCCCAGCCAGCCCATCAACGTCACCGGCGTTGGCGGCCTCGTCGCGATCAATGTCGTGCACAAGGATCAGATCACCCTCGTCGACATCGACCAGGAGCTGTCCAGCCCGAACTATGGCCTGCCGCGCGCCTTCAAGATCGGCAGCCAGCAGACCGAGATCCATCCGTCCCGCGTCGTGTGCTTCCGTGGCGATCCGCTCATGGTGGGATACGGCATCGGCCTCGATCAGGCATTCTGGGGCCGGTCCCGCCTCATGCGGATCTTCAAGGAGGTCCAGAGGTCGGACGACACGCAGGCGTGGTTCTCTGCCCTGGTGCGCAAGGCCAAGCTGCTGCGCATCGGTATCCCGAACCTGACCGACACCATCTCGGCGCCCGGCGGGCAGGACCGCATGAACCGCCGCATGAGCGCCATTGCCCTGAGCGAGAGCGTTCTGAACGGCACGCTCTACGATGCAGGCGACGGCCAAAGCTCCGGCGAGAAGATCGACGACTATCAAGTCTCGTGGGCAGGCATCCCGGCGATGATGGATGCCTTCGACCAGCGCGTGGCCGCTGTATCGGGCATCCCGTTCACCGTGCTTCAGGGGCGGTCCCCCGGCGGCATGAACGCCACCGGGACGCATGATGAACGCAACTGGCACCGCGAAGTCGCGCAGGGGCAGAATCTTGAACTGGCGCCTTGCCTCGATCAGATCGACGCCGCTCTAATCCCCTCAGCCCTGGGATCACGCCCGCCCGAGATTTGGTGGCAATTCGCACCCCTCTCCACACCGACAAAGGCAGAAGAGGCAACGCGCTTCAAGACCTGGACGGAGGCCGCAGAGGTCGTTCGAGCATCAGGAGCCATCCCCGACGAGGCATACACGAAAGCCTACCAGAACGGCCTGATAGAGAACGGGTGGATGCCTGGCCTTGATGGCGCGTTGAACGAATTGCCGGATGATGAGCGCTATGGACTGAACCCCGATGACGACGGCTCAGACCCGTCGGCATTGCAGAGCGAGAGGGGAGGTGATCCGTCCGACGGCGGCGAGGAAAACTTGCCGCAGAATCCCTGAAATGCTAGGATTCATGCGGCTCGACGGGTGCTGTAACACCGCGCCGAGCCTGAGCAAGAACCGCATACGAGGTGCGATCATGCCTGCGCATAGAAAATACTTTAATCTGCCCGAAAGCAAGACCTGCCCCGAGTGCGGCAGAGACTTTCCCCGCCCCCCAGGTTACGGCCATGATCGATGGTTCAAGGCTGAACTTTGCAGCCTCTCCTGCTCCAGCCAGCGTGGCAATCGCCAACGCGCGGAGCGGCGCGCCGCGAACTTCATGGCGATCTTCGACCAGCAGATTGATCGAACGCCCGGCCAAGGCCCGAAAGGCGAGTGCTGGGAATGGCAAGGGCTTCGATATTCCGGCGGGTACGGGCGCATCAGTTTTCAGAACAAGTCGCTCAAATCCCATCGCATCGCGCTCTTTGGCTTAGGCGATTACGACAACCCGCTCATGGCCTGTCACACCTGCGATAATCCCCCGTGCGTTCGCCCGGATCACCTTTTTGCAGGCACCAACCTTGAGAACACTCAGGACAAGATGGCCAAGGGCCGACACTACGGGAACCACCGCCTAACCGAAGAACAGGCCAAGGCCATCCTTGATGACCCCCGGACTTACAAGGTCATCGCTGGGGAATACGGCATCAGCCTCTCGAATGTCGGCGCCATCAAGCAGCGCCTGACGTGGAAAGGCCTGTCTGATGAAATATGACCTGGCCGCGCTTGCCAAACGCGCCCGCCCCGGCATGCGCAAGCGCTCGATCCTCCTTCGCGACATCGATCCTCCGGGAACGCTTGCAACGAACTTGTTCCGCTCGTCGTTCTTGCCTGTGGTCCAGGCGTGGTCCGCCGCCGCAGATCGGATCATCGCCGCCTACACCTCGACCCTCTCAGAACTCACCACGGACGCCCCGGCCGACGTGCGCGCCGAGATCGACGGCGCTGCCGAACAGATCAACCGGCTTGTGCTACTGCTGACGCCAGAGGTGCGAGACTGGGCCCTGCGAACCGAGCAATGGTACCGCGGCAAATGGCGCGGCGCGGTCCTGTCGGCCACCGGTGTGGATTTGGAGACGATGATCGGCGCCGGCGACGTGCGCGCCAGCCTGGAGACCTCGATCGAATGGAACGTCGCCCTGGTCAAGGACGTGTCCGACGTGACGCGCCAGAAGATCAGCAACGCCGTGTTCGATGGGCTGCGGAACCGCACCCCGGCGCGCGAGGTGGCCAGCACCATCCGGGATAGCGTGGGCATGAGCCGGAAACGGGCGACCCGGATTGCCTCGGACCAGCTCAACAAGCTGACCAGCGCTCTCGCGGACGAGCGGCGGCGTGAGGCGGGCATCGATACTTGGCTTTGGAGATGGAGCCACAAGAAGAACGGGCGGCAGGAGCACATCGAGCGGGATGGCAAAAAATACACCGATGCGACTGCGCCGAAGGATCTGCCGGGGCGGCTGCCCTACTGCGGGTGTCGGTCGCAGGGCGTGATCACGTTCGACGACTGATCGCTTCCGTGCAGATTCCCACCGTGGTATGATCGGGCCAGCGGTGCGCTAACACCGCCGACCCTGACCAACATCGTTATGAAGGAACGATTATGGCTGCCGAAATCGATACACTCCCCCCTGCGCCCGATCAATCGCCCCTCGTTGCTCGCGCCCTTGCGTTCGCCGCAGAGGCCCACGGAAGCATCGGGCAGACCCGCAAGTACACCGGCGAACCCTACATCAATCACCCCATCGAAGTGATGGAAATCGTGCGCGGGGTCGAGCACACCGACGAGATGCTGGCGGCCGCCCTGCTGCACGACACCATCGAGGACACGCCAGTCACTCGCGACGATATCGCCCGCGAGTTCGGCGAGGCCGTCGCCGTCTTGGTGATGGAGCTGACGGACCAGTGCCACGAAGGGAACCGCGCTGCTCGTAAGGCAGCCGAAGCTGCCAGACTGGCGACGATCTCGCCGGAAGGGCAGACGGTCAAACTCGCCGACCTCATCAGCAACAGCCGCTCGATCGTCGAGCGCGATCCGGGCTTTGCGAAGGTCTACCTGCGCGAGAAGGTGAAAGTCCTTGCGGGAATGACTGCTGGAAGCCCCATCCTCTATCGGCAGGCCTGCGAACAGATCGAGGCTGCCAAGGAACAGATTGGGTTCGAGGCATGAAGTCGCCTCTCGAACGCGCCGCCCGCGCCCTGTGCGAGCTGGACAACAACCCTCCCGGCGCCACCATGGATGGCAAGCCTCTGTGGATGGACTATCTGCCTGAGGCTAAGGCGGCCTTGTCGGCTATTCGGGAGCCGAGCGAGGCGATGGTTCAGGCAGCAGATGCTTCGCCGTGCTGGATCGGACATGGCGAGGATGAAGTCATTTGGCCAGTGGCCTGGGCAGCCATGATCGACGCAGCACTGGAGGAAGGGTGAAACCACAGCGATCCGCGACAATCATTGGCAATTAGCGTTGACTACGGCAATGGCGCTTGATGTTTCTTCGCAAATTGATCGCAGTCGCCATCATTCTCTTGCTCATTGCCGCCGTTGTCGCCGTTTGCGTCATATCGATGGCCTCGGAAAGTGGCCCTGCGGACGCGCTTCTTGAACCGAATGACGCCGCAGTTCACGGTAGGTGAGATAAGGCGGGTGCTTCAACGGCGGTAAAGCCATGCCTCGCGCGCGAATACCGTGCGAGGCATGCAATTTCGGGACAGCCTCACCCTTGACGCCCCCCGCCGCATTGAAGGCGGCGCCATGGCCGTTCGCGCTCGCGCGGCCCGCACCGGCGTCTATCAGTACGGCGGCTCCGAGGTAGATCCCGAGAACAAGCACGGCCTTCGCGATACCGCGCTGGTCAACGTGCTCCGCGACGACGGCACCGTCTTCGACGAGAAGTCCGTCCGCAGCTTCATCGGCAAGCCCGTCACCGACGACCACCCCGCCGCCCCCGTCACGACCGAGAACTGGCGCGATCACGCGCGCGGCACGATCATGGGCGCGATGCGCGACGGCGATTACCTCGCCTTCGACCTGCTGCTGACCGACGCCGAGGCCATCGCCAAGGTTGACGGCGGCAAGCGCGAGCTGAGCAACGGCTATAGCAGCGACCTCGAATTCGGCGACTTCACGGCACCGAACGGCACCAAGTGCCAGGCCCGCCAGAAGTCCATCTTCGGCAACCACGTTGCGCTGGTCGATCGCGGCCGCGCCGGTTCCGAATGCGCCATCAAGGACGGGTTCGCCGTCTGCGACGCCCTTCCCTCCAACATTCTCGATTCACTCACTCAGGAGAGCCCTGTGCCGAAGATCGTTCTCATCGACGGGCTTTCCGTCGACGTGTCGAACGCGGACATCGCCGCGACGACCATCACCACCCTCATGACCGCCCGCGACGCTGCCAACAGCAAGGTCGCAGGCTTCGAAACCCAGGTCGCCACCCTCACCGCCGAGGGCCAGACCAAGGACGCGAAGATCACCACGCTCGAACAGCAGGTGAAGGACGCGAAGCCGACCCCGGCCCAGCTGCGCGACGCTGGCAAGGCCCTGCTCGTGACCGCTGGCAAGGCCAAGGCCCTCGGCGTCACCGTCTCCGACGAGATGGACGAAGCCGCGATCATGTCGGCCACCGTCTCGAAGCAGATGGGCGACGCCGCCAAGGGCTGGACCGCAGACCAGATCGCCGCCTCGTTCGCGGTCCTGACCAAGGACGCGAAGGTCGAGGACAACGGTGTGCAGCCGCTCGGATCGCCCATCAACATGTCGGACGGCGCAGCGGCGTGGAACGACAACGTATTCCAGTCGGCCGGTGTGGCCATCAAGAAGGGAGCCTAAGCCATGGCAACTCTCACCGAGGGCATCCACACCGCTGGATTCCTGATCTCGGAGGCGCAGGGCATGTATCGCTCGCGCGACCAGGTTACGGTCGCGGGCGGCGCAGCCCCCGGCCTCGTCGCTGGCACGTTGCTGGGCAAGCTGACCGCAGGCGGAAATTTCGTCCGCTATGCGCCCGGTGCATCGGATGGCTCGCAGACTGTTGCAGGCATCCTTTTCGAGGGCGTCGTCGGCACGGCCAAGCGCACCATCGTCTCGCGCGACGCGCAAGTGGTGGGTGCTCACCTCACCTATTCGGCGGGCGCTGACGCCGCAGCCATCGCAACCGCCAACGCGGCGCTCGCCGCGCTCGGCATCATCGTTCGATAAAGGGGCCGAAAATGGCTGGAATGGACGTCTTCAACTCGTCGGCCTTCTCGATGACCTCGCTCACCGGCGCGGTCGACAAGATGGACTTCAACCCGCAGCTTCTCGGACAGCTTGGCCTGTTCGACGCAATGCCGGTCAACACCCGCGACATCTGGGTTGATCGCCGGGGCGCAACTCTCGCACTGATCCCCTCGTCGCCCGTCGGCGCGCCGCCCGCCGAACTGGTACGCGACAATCGCGATGCCGTGCCGCTCAAGACCACGCGCCTCGCCAAGGGCTTCACGATCTACGCGGAAGAGGTTCAGGGCATCCGCGCGTTCGGTTCGCAGACGGAACTTCAGTCGGTTCAGGGCGAGTACCTGCGTCGCATGCAGCGCGTCCGCAACGATATGGAGCTGACCCACGAGTTCCACCGCCTCGGCGCGCTGCAAGGCCTGCTGCTCGACGCTGACGGCAGCACCGTCATCTACAACTACTACACGGCCTTCGGCTTGACCCAGCCTGCCGCAATCAGCTTCGCGCTGAATGTCGATACGACCGACGTGCGGGGCAAGTGCGCGCAGGTCATCCGCTCGATGAAGCGGGCATCCAAGGGCGCCTTCACCCCGGCAACGAAGGTGCATGCGTTGGTCGGCGATGCCTTCTATGACGCGCTCATCAACCACCCGCAGGTGCGTGAGACCTACCTGAACTGGTCCGCCGCTGCCGACCTCCGCGGCAACAACAGCTTCGGCGATTTCGAGTACGGCGGCATCACCTGGCACAACTACCAGGGCACCGACGACAATTCGACCGTCGCTGTCGGCGTGGACAATGCCATCTTCTTCCCCGTCGGCGCGCAGGACGTGTTCAAGAAGGCAATGGCCCCCGCCGAGTTCGGCCCGTACGTCAACACGCCGGGCCAGGACATCTACGCCCTGAACATCCCTGACCTCCAGCGCGCAGCATGGTCGCGCGGCGAACTCTACAGCTACCCGCTGTACTTCAACCAGCGGCCCGATCTCATCGCACGCGGCACGAGGACGTAAGCCATGAAGTACAAGGTCAAGAACAACGACTTCCGCGCGAAGGCCTTTCAAACGCCGCAGGGTGTGAAGCTGGTCGAGCCGGGCGAAAGCACCACCGTCGAGGTGCTGGAGCCGCTAGGCAAGATCGAGGGCCTGGAAGCCAAACTCATCGATGGTGATGAGGATGATGCCGAGGACCTGACGAAGCTCAAGGTCGATGAACTGAAAGCCTTCGCCGAAGCCAAGGGCATCGATCTGGGCGACGCCACGCGGAAGGACGACATCATCGCCGCGATCGAGATGGGCCTCGAAGCCTGACTTGATAGCACCTTCGCCGAAGTCGGGCCGCCTCGCATCGTCGCGGCGGCCCTTTCTCCTTGGGATGCAGGAGTGCGGGGCGCCCTAAACAATTGTCCATCAAAAAAGTTCCCGACAATCGGCTGGGACAGCTTGTTCTAGGACGGGACGATGAAATCGCTTGTCATCCACTCCTGTTAGGCGCAGCAATGCATGGCGACCCGAAGGGGATGAGCGAAAGCGAACTCTCTGGATAACTACCCGGCCTATTTGTTAGGTCGGGTATTTTTTTGGTGCCTCGCAATCCTCCAGGAGTGTGCACAATTGCACGCCTGTTACACTATTTTCGTATTAAATCGTTATCACCGGCTCTATATTGGGCGCATACCCCGTCGGGTCGCACCAAGGGGGCGCCGGTGAGTGTCCAGGCACCACCGGCGCATTCCGGCGCCGATGACGGTAGTTTCTCCGATCCTTCCCGGCACTTTGCGGCATGGCTTACGCTCGCCTCCCGCTCGCCCAATTCAAGGCCGCCTACCCGGCCTTCTCAACCCTGACCGAAGAACCCTATGCCGCCTGGGCGACCAAGGCTGAGGGGCGCGTCGGTGAAAGCTACGGCGACGAGCAGCAGGACGCGACCGAGCTGCTGACGGCACACCTGCTCGCACTCAATGGAATCGGCGGGGCGCCCGGCGCGGCAATGCTGGCCGCCACCGGCGCGACCTCGTTCAAGAGCGGTACGTTCCAGGCATCCGTGTCGGATACCGTCGTCGCCCAGCGCGCGAAGGGTGGATACGCAGCCACGGTCTACGGGCAGCAGTTCGCGGAGATCCAGCGGCGCCTATTCGGCGGGCCCGTCTTGATCGGATTCGTAGGCACGCCATGCTAGACCAAGCCTTCGCAGACATCGGCCTTGCGTTCTCGCAGGCGTTTGGGGGAATCTTCTGGCCTGCCCAGATCATCACGAACACGCCCGGCGAGATCGACGACGGCGGCTCGATCATCGTCCCCGGCGGCGTCGTGAAGCGCCCCTGTCAGGCCCAGGTCGATGCCGCAACGCTCGCCATGCGCCAGACCGAGGGCTTCGCTGAGAAGGACCGGCGTATCATCGTGCTCGCAGCCACGCTGGACGGACCAGAGATCACCACCGAAGACCGAATCCAGTTCCTGGAAGGTCCTTTCGTCGGCATCTGGATGATCGAGAGCGTCGCGCGCGATACTGCGGCAGCCGGGTTCGAACTGCGCGGGCGGCAGGCCTGATCGAGGAGATTGGTATGAAGAACGTCACATTCATTCGTGAGTACCGCCATCCGCTGACACCCCTCAAGGAAGCCGTGTATCCGGTCGGCGAGATGGAGGTCTCTAACGAAGTAGCAGCTGCCGCCAGGAGGGCTGGCGCGCTCAAAAAGGAGGCAACTGCCCGTGCCAAGCGACCTGATCAGGGAAAGTGAGCGGGCTGCCGTCATCAGCTTGAAAGCAGATGCACCGCTTGCCGAGATCGTTGTGCCGGGTTCGATCGATCCCGTCTCAGAAAATCCTACGTGGCCGTTTGTGCGCCTCGATGGCTTCCAAGCCACGCTTGAAGGACATGGATGTTCTGCGCGTTCGGAAATTCGCTTTCGCGCGCACTCGTTCGCCAAGCCGAGATATCTGAACGACGATCCCGAGAGCGGAATACCGATCGAAACTGCGAGAGACCATGCTGGACGTCTTAATTCAGCGGTGGTGGCGGCATTGCGGAATCGGGCGTTCACTGTCGACGGGCGCCGCTACAGGTTCGTGGTAACGAACTCGATTCTTCTCCAGGACGGATCGGAACGCGACACATATCACGGCATGGCCTCGGTTGTTGCCCGCGCCTATCAGGGGTGATAATTCCGCTGGATGGATGTCCCGGTCTCAGAACGTGTAGTGATGGCTTTGGTCACTCAGATGATCCGATCCAACCTAGTGTCTACCAATGACATAATGGCAGCCGCCGACGCATTAGAAGAGGACGGGGACGAAGATGCCGCGCGCGTGATGCGGGCAACTATCCTCTACGCTCACGCGCCTAGCAAATCCGAGTGGGAAGCAGATCGCGCGCGGCGCCGGTTCCACGCCATTGACGGCGGTAAATCCGAAGACTGACCCGCCCTACGCTCCAGCGAACAATGCTGGAGTTTTGCCGTGAGCCTTCCCAACGAAGCTGATTTCGCAGTCGTCAAAATCGGCGACGGCGCTACCCCTGAAGTCTTCACCATCCTTTGCGGGATGGATCAGGTGACCATCAACCGCGTTGCCAACGCAAGCGATCGATTCCGTCGCGACTGCGCAGCGCCCGGCACTGTGCCGTACCGCCGGTCACGCACCACCGGCAAGCAGATGGATATCACTGCGAACGGCGCAATCAACATTCCGGATATCGGCACCTACGCGGACGCGCTGGGCGTCAGCAACAATTTCCGGATCGAGCTCGGCCAGTATAACGGCACGCCAGCAGGCGAGATCATCCACGTGATCACTGGCCCCTTCAACTTGACCGGCGCCAACAACAGCGTCGGAGGCGATGAAGGCACGGCCGACATCTCGCTCGCCAGCGATGGCATTTGGACCGAGGGCGCGCCCACCCCGTGAGCACAGCAATTCAGCGGCAGTTCGCAGGCGGGACCTTCACGTTCTGCCTGCCGCTTTCGGGCATCCTTGCTGTGGAAAGCGGCCCGGTTACGCCAGCGCTTCGCAAGCGGACATACCCGGTTTCGGTATTCGAGATCTACGACGAACTGTCGGCAGGCATGGGCTTGGATGCCGAGGGGAATATCACGCGATACCCCGGCGCGAAGATCTTCGCGGGCGACATCCACAACATCCTTGAGCAGGCACTGAAGGCAGGGAAGTCCGGAGAACGAGACGGCGAGGCGATCGTCGTAGACAGCGTGCTCGCGAACCGATTGGTCAACGACACGCTGGAAGATCATTTCGAGGCTTGCGCCCTACTTGCCTGGGACATCCTCCATTCGACGATCAAGGGCGTCGCCTTAAAAAAAAAGTACGCCCCGCCAAAGCCGAAAAGGCCGCGCCGTTCAACCGCGGACAAGTCCTAAGCAACTGCGGCTCGCTGGGCCTGGGCGCGATATGGCAAGACCTGTCGCTCGGCGAATACCTAGAATGCTTGGAGGCCCATAACGAGGCTCATGCGCCGCCGGGAGAGAAGCCCCGCGGCGAAGGCGACCCGGACAGGCTTCGGCAGGTTATGGAAGCCCGGCTCAGAGCCTGAGTGGTGTTGGTCATTCAGGCAGCTTGCCCTTTACCCGGTCGCTGTCCACGACCTTACCGATAGCGTCGAAAATGCGCTTCTGACGCACGTCAGCCTGATCGGCGTCCTCGCGGAGAAGTGTTGCATATCCCTGCAGGGTATCAATGTGGACCCATAGCTCCCTGAGCTGTTTTGCGTGATCGTCCAGGAAGCCATCGTGCTCAGATACGCGCTCGGCGAGCTCATTCGCTGCTCGGTCGTCCTCGAACGACTTTTCCAGCCTCGCCATGATCTCCGCGTTGAGCGAACGATCTGCCTTGTAGGCGGCGTCCATGAGCTTTTGGCGGAAAGCCTCCTCCATTCGAATCACTACGCGGGGAAGGCTTTGAGCGGGGGTCGGATTGGCCATCTGAGATGAATAGCGTCCCCGTTAGAAAAAACAATTAGTGCCACGCAGTGCCACGTATTGACATGCAAAATGTGGCACAGTATGTCCATTCGTGTCACAACAAAGGAGGCGACACTGACTACCCCAAGCAGACAGGCCGATAAGGTCATGATCCGGTTACCCGAGGGAATGAAGCCCATGCTCCAGGCTCGCGCCAAGGCTGGCTATCGCTCTTTCAACGCTGAGATTGTGTCGCTGGTCGAGCGCGGCCTTGCCGCAGAGAAAGCGGCGTCGGGCCAGGCCTAGGAAACCACCCGACGCCTTCATGAGAAAGGTAATCGCATGAATGCAATTACGATAGGCGGTTTCGGCCGCAATGACCAGACCCAGCGTATGACCTCGGCCGAGATTGCCGATCTGGTCGAGAAGCGTCACGACAACGTGAAGCGCACGATCGAAACGCTGTCGGAAGCCGGTGTGATTGTCCGTCCTCAAATTGAGGATGAACCGGGAACCGACGCAATGGGGCGACCTCGCATCACCAAGGTCTACGTTTTCGAAGGCGAGCAAGGGAAGCGCGACAGCATCGTCGTCGTCGCCCAGCTCTGCCCCGAGTTCACCGCAAGGCTGGTCGATCGCTGGCAGGAGTTGGAGGCCGCACTTGCAGTTCCCGCCTTCGCCATCCCGCAGTCCTATTCCGAAGCTCTGCGCTTGGCCGCTGACAACGCTGACCGGGCAGACAAGGCAGAGGCTGCGCTGGTCGAAGCCCAGCCCAAGCTGGAAGCGCTCGACCGTCTGGAAACCTCGGAAGGATCGGTCGGCCCTCGCCTTGCAGCGAAGATGCTGGACATGCCCGAGAAGAAGTTCACGGCCTGGCTCCAGCAAAATCGCTGGGCGTTCCGGCAAAATGGCGTCGGACCGCTTCAGGCCTACGTCGACAAGCGCGATCGCGGCTACCTGGAGCATCGCCCGCACACTTTCCGCGATCAGGTTAGCGGAGAGGACCGGACGGTCCCCCAGATGATGATCACGCCGAAAGGCCTGAAGCGGCTCGCCGAGCTGCTGGCCAAAGTCCGGACATGACTCGCAATCTCGACCGCCGACGGCCCGTCCCCAGCAACGACGTGTTCGAAGCGCACGACAGCCACGATCACACGAAAACCTATTACTTTCACGCCTTCCGAGACGAGGAAGATACGGGTGTGTACCTCAATTTCGTAGAGGACGACCGAGGTAAGGACGGCATGGCCACCATCAGGGACATGATGTGGATCAGCGCCGATCAGTGCGAAGAGTTCGCGTCTGCATTGTTCAAAGCCGCGCGGGTCATTCGCAGAACCGCCAACCCCTAAACGAAGAACGGCGCGGGAGTAGTGATCCCGCGCCGCTCAGAGCCCAACAAATCATTCAGGAGACCTATTATGGCTGCAACCGTCATACCCTTTCCCGTGCGCGCTGCCAAGCCCCGCCCTGATCTCACCGCGGAGCGCGAGCACATTGCCCACCTGCGCACCGTGATCGCGACGAACACCAATGAGCTGACCGTCGAACTGGGCCGCTTCATGATAGCCTGGTACGAGCGGCAGGGCATCTTTGAGCACGAGAACGACAACGTCATTCCGCTGCGGAGGGCATGATGGCCAACGTTGTCCCCCTCACCCCCATGCAGCCTGGTCTGCGTTCATTCATCGTCTACAACGACCTTCCAGAGGGCTGCATCGCCTTCGAGGTGCCCGACGACAAGACCCTGCCCCACGTCCGGGCTGGTGAGTTCGTCGTGATCGACCCGACCGACTGCGATCCCGCCGAGGGCGAGTTGTTCGCCATCACCTGGAAGTCCGACTGGCGCCAGAAGTGGCAGATCGTCCAGATGGATCTCCGATGCGATCGCGTCCGCACCGGCGACGTTTTCGAGGAGCGCTCGCTCTGGTTGGTCGGTCACGTCGCGGCGCAGGAACTGGTCGGCGCGGATGGCGAAGGCGACGGTCGATTCCAGCGCCGGGTCGATGGCCCTTACGAGGACGAGTACCTCCGCGACATCACCCACGGCAAGATTGTCGGCATCTACGAGCCGGACTTCCGTCTGAAGCTCGCCGCCTAACTCAAATCAAGGAAATCATCATGGCAACTGCAAAGACTGCGGCGATCGAACTTCCGCCGCTCAAGATCGAAACCGTTCAGTTCCTCCTCATCGGCGACAGCCCTCTCATCGTCCACGCCTGGTCCGAGAAGGCCAAGAAGATGATGCTCGACAAGCAGATGAAGCGCGCGACGAAGGCGAAGGAAGCCAAGGACCCCGAGGCCGATTACGAGGCCTGCTTCTATCGCACCCCGACCGGCGCTTACGGCTTTCCGACGATTGGCCTCAAGGCCGCCATGGTCGGCGCCTGCCGCTTCGTCGATATGCGAATGACGGAAGCGAGAGGCGCATTCCATATCGACGGCGAGATGCTGACGGTAACCGGCGAACCCCGGCCGCGCGAGGACATGGTGCGCGTCGGCATGGGCACGGCAGACATCCGATATCGCCCGGAGTTCCCGGAGTGGCGGATTATCGCGCCGATCAAGTTCAACTCCGCCGTGATCAGCGCTGAGCAGATCGCGAACCTCTTGAACACTGCCGGGTTCGCGATCGGCATCGGCGAATGGCGCCCTGAGCGGAACGGTCAGTTCGGGCGGTTCCACGTCGGTTCGAGCGGAGAAATTTGACCATGATCTACAAATGGAAATCGAGCGGCGCACCCGCCGGCATTTCAGCCCAGGTGGCGGGTGACGAATTGGAGCGCATCAGGACGCGCAACAATGGTCGACTTGACCCCAAGGAAGTGGTTGAAGAATCCCGAGACCCGTCCGCACCTCTTCATCCAGCCTTCGAATGGGATGACGCGAAGGCAGCGGGGGCATATCGGATTGGACAGGCTGCCCACATGATCCGGCACATCGATGTTGTGGTCGAAAAGCCTGAAGGGCAGCCGCAACCGATCAGAGCGTTCGTATCGGTAAAGCGCGACGAGGATCGCTCATACACGAGTGTGCAACACGCCCTGTCCGATGCTGACTTGCGAGCGCAGGTCGTATCTCAGGCATGGGCAGAATTGGAGGCATGGCGGAAGCGTCATGCAGAGCTGGTCGAGTTCGCGAAGGTATTCGCGGTCATGGATCAGGCTCGGGCCGCATAAGGGCCCGAAACATGGTTTGGCAGGCATGGCTGGGCGATGCAGGGTAAGGCGCGGCTTGGAAGGGCATGGCCGGGTTCGGCAGGCAGGGCATGGCAAGGCTCGGTATGGCACGGCCCGGATGGGCACGGCAGGCAAGGCATGGTTCGGCGAGGCGCGTTATGGTGAGGCAAGTCATGGCGAGGCAGGCGTGGCGAGGTGTGGCAGGGATCGTCAAGGCGCGTCCCGGCTAGGCTCGGCGCGGCAGGCAGTCCAGGCGCGCAGAGGCTAGGCTAGGAAGGGCCTGGCTGGTTGCCAACCAGCAAAAAGTAGGGGCGGCTTCAGGGCCGCCCCTACGTCAATCCCGCTTAGATCGATAAATGACACCGTTCACGCAATACGGGGCAACGACAAAGAAGAGCGCGACCCCAGCGGCTGCCGCCTGTTGTGGCGCGCTCATGCTGAACGATGACAATACTATCAGTAGTCCGACCACAGCCCCGATGATCGTCAATATTTTAAAAAGCCCCATAAACTCTCCGCTGCGTGGGCGGTAATCCGCCAGCATGGGACGGCATAGCATGCCGTAATGTCCGTGGTCGACCCTACCGCCCTAGCCCGCTTCACAGAGATGCGGGCCGCCGCCCCCGCGCCGGGCTGCTTTGCGATGGCCGACCCATCAGCCTCCGCTTCGTCAAAATGGGCGCAACAGCGCTTGCGGCTTTCCCGCTCACCTATCGGTGCTGCCTATCGCGGCCTAGAAGCTGCAATCGGGCCTGATGAAGCTCTCGCGGCAGTTGCTGAACTTCATCTGAGGTCTTTGATCTAATGGCTCGCCGACGCATTTCTGCCATTCTGAATGGAATGTCGGATGAGGTCGTCCGCGAGGTCGAGCAGGCCCTGTTCGCTGGTGGTGAAGCGGTCGCCGTAGAAGCTCAGGTCAGCATCACGGAAGGATCAGCATCTGGAACAAGCGGCGGTCGACACCAGCACACCCCTTCTGAACCAGGCCAGCCCCCAAACAATTTCACCGGCACGCTTGCTGGCAATATTGAAGTGACCCGCGCCGGTCGCCTGAAGGTGGAAGTCGCGTCAACCGCACTTTATTCAGAATACCTTGAATTCGGGACATCGCGCATGGCAGCCCGACCATTCATGGCGCCTGCCGCGAATGCTAAGCGGCGCGAAGTCAACAAGCTGGTCGACAAAGCAGTGAAGCGCGCGATTCGGCGCGGGCATGGGAATTCATAATGGCTGTGTCCGAACAGGTGATCGTGGAATTGATTGCCCGGACCGACGCGCTTGAACGCGAAATGCGCCGGACAGGCCAGAATACAGACCGCCAGCTTAGCGCAATCGAAAGCCGCTTTCGCCAATTCGGCGGTTACCTGACCGGCATCCTCGGCGGCGTTTCGGCTGCCGCCTTGGTCAGTGAGTTCTTGTCGCTCGCGGACGCCTCTAAATCTTTAGATGCGCAGTTGCGCCTTGCTACCTCGGGATTTGGTTCATTCGCAAAAGCTCAGGCCGATGTGCGACGGATCGCTGCCGACACTCGCTCCGGCCTTGAAGAGACGGCAGCGCTCTATGGTAACTTCTCTCGCGCCGCCAAAGAGATGGGCGCAGATCAAGATGCTGTTGCGCGCGCAACAGAGACGTTCAGCAAAACGCTGAAAATTAGCGGATCCGACGCAAACCAGGCGGCCTCGGCTACCCTTCAGTTTGGTCAGGCTCTAGCTGCCGGTGCCTTGCGCGGCGATGAGTTGAATTCTGTTTTGGAAGCCGCGCCACGCCTTGCACGCCTACTCACTGAGAGCATGGGCATGCCGATCGGCAAGATCAAGGAACTCGGTGAACAGGGGAAACTAACCTCTGATGTTCTGCTAAATGCCCTCACGAACCGCAAGTTCTTTGAAGGAATAGACCGGGAGGCAGCAGAGCTTCCAGTGACCTTCGAGCAGGCTATGACGCAGGTGAATAACGCCGCGATTATCACGTTCGGCGCCTTCGACAGGGGTGGTCAGTTCTCCACCGCTCTTGCGAATTTCATCACACAAGGCTCCGATGGTTTCGCGGACCTGGAGAAGGATGCTGTCAATTTCGGTATTGAAGTGCGGAGCACGATCGAGGGACTTGCGAGTGCTTTTGACCCCCTGATCCAAGCTGCGAAATCCGCCTTCAGTGACATCGAGGAGGACGCTAAATCCCTTTCTGATCGTATTCGCCCCCTTCTCGGAGAAATTGACTCTATTTCCCGATCGCCGCTGGTCCGGGAGGGTTCGCTTGAGCAGTGGGTGAACAAGAATTTATGGGGTATGGATACCGGCGGCGGCACAAACCTCCTTCGCGACTTCAATGCACGCCAGCGCGCCAGCGAGCTCGCTTCGCAACGAGCGAATGGCTTAACTCCGGTAGGCAGAGTGCTGGGCAAGCTGTCCGATGCAAATCGCTCTTTGCCCGATCCGAATGCCCCCAAACCAACCGCATCCGGCCCCAGCGACGCCGACAAGAGAAAGGTGGCGGCTGCGCAACGCAAGGCCGAAGCGGAAGCGCGCAAGGCCGAGCAGGAACGCTTGCGCGCGATCCGAGACGAGGCGTCGAGCGCTCGGGAATCGGCGCAGCTTGAAGACGATATCAACGCGGCCAAGGCTGCGCTCGCCACGGCTACCGAAGACGTGCTTCGCTACCAGCTCGACGCAATCGAGAGTGAGCGCAAGCAGCAGGTCGCCGACATCGAAACCCAGGTGAAACTTGGCAAGCTGAGCCGTGAAGAGGCTGACCGTCGCATCCTGGTCAACAGCGAGCTTGCCGGTCTACGCGGCGATCTGGTGAAACGGCGTGCTGCCGAGGCAGACGCAGCATTGCAGGCCGCACGCTACCGCGACGAGGCAAACACGCTCCAGGTGGAATCGCAGCTCATCAACTCCCGCGAGGCGCGCCGCGATGTTGAAATGCGTATCCTCGACCTCGCCTATAAGGAGGAGGAAGCCTCGATCCGCCGGGCCGCCGCCAACGGTGAGATTGCCGACCTTGACGAAGCTCTTGCCAACATGCGCCGCCGCCAGGCTGCTGAAACCGAAGGCACGCGCCGCGCCAGTGAATCCCCCCTCGAACAGCGGCGCCGACAGGCCCGCGACACGGCCGACAACCTGTCCGACGCGATCGAGGCGATTGAACTCAACGCCGTTGACGAACTCACCGACGGCCTTGCCCGAGCGTCCACCGAGTTCCTGCACCTCGGCGGCGTCGCTGGTGATGTCCTCAACTCGATCATCAACGACTTCATCCGCCTCGCTGCACAGCAGGCGATCTTTGGCAGCCTCGGCGGCGGTTCCGGCGGTGGCAGCCTCCTTGGCGGGCTTGGCAAGCTGTTCGGGATCGCAGGCGCCCGCGCCGGTGGCGGCCCTGTGTCCGGCGGCCAGACCTATCTTGTAGGCGAGAATGGCCCCGAACTATTCCGCGCACCCAGCAGCGGAACGATCGTCCCTAATCACCAGCTTAACGCCACGGCTGCTGCATCAATGACAGGGGTTCGCGCAGCTGTCGCGGGTGCGACCACTTCAGTGACCCAAGTCCTGAAGTTCGACCTCCGAAGCGCCGTTGTGACGGAAGACTTGCTCGCCGAGATGAACCAGATGGCCCAGCAAGCAGCTATCCAAGGTGCCCAGGGCGGCCGCGCACTGGCGGCTCGCGACCTGAAGGCAATGGGCCGCCCCCGTATGTAAGAACCGCCCGACAGAACGACATTGTTATCTGGTTTCGATCGAGATGGTCGAGATCAGATCGTCGATGGTCGCGCGGTATTGTGCGACGCCCTCGTGCTCCGCGTGCTCTTCAAGGTCCAGCGGCTTCATCATAGCTGAGTGCAGGGCGGCGATGTCACCTTGATCGAGCAGCCCACGCTTAGCCATCGCGCAAGTCAGCGTGATCAAACCGTTGAACAGGGACATGAATTGAGCAGATCGAGCATCAGACATAAGCACCACCACAACCCTAGTGCTGCCGCGACATGCGGCAACGCGCTCTAGCTTACTGGTTACTTACCAATGGGCAATCTACCCTCTCGACGTGCTTCACCGAGGCTGTCAACGGCGGTAATTCGAGGCTGACCGGAAATCTACCCTCACGGCATGGCCGAAATCCCCATGCCCGCCGGTGACCTTGAAGACGTACAGATCGAGCTTGACCAGAACTTTCAGGTCAACCGCTCGGAATGGACGGGCCGCCGCCGTGTCAGCGGCATGCCCGGCGCGCAGAAGTGGTACGCCAGCGCCCAGGTCGATATCACCACCGAGGAGGAGGAGCGCCCGTGGCGGCTGTTCTTCCTCAAGCTGCGCGGACCGGTCCACCGCTTTCGCTTCCCCGTGGCGTGCAGCCAGCGAACGGGCACGAACCCGACCGTTCGGGCGGGCGCAACCCCGCTGACCACCCTCCCCCTGCAAGGCCTGCCCGCGAACGCCACCGTCTTGGAAGGCGGGAACTATATGACGGTCCCCCTTCCCTCAGGCCACCACCGGCTTGTGATGCTGACCGAAGACCTGGTGACCAACGGCGCCGGGCAAGGAACGGCTACGTTCGTGCCCGAGCTAATGGAAGTTCCCGCCGAGGGCACGACGGTCGAGACCATCGCCCCGTACCTGCACGCCTCGTTCGATAATTCCCGCCAGGGCTGGAAGACGAGCAACGGCGTCACCGTCTTCGCGATCACCGCGGAGGAGGCCCTGTGAGCCGCCCCGACGCAGCCGCGTCCGCCGCCCTCGATGGCGATGTCATCCGCCCTGGCTTCTTCGTGTTCCTCGACATCGACGGCAATCCGGTGCGCTTCAACACGCTTGGGTACGACGTGACAGTTACCGGCACCGCGTTCCCCGAGATGAATGGTCAGCCCTTCATCGGCACCAACGGCAAGTTCGTCGACATCGGATCGGTGCAGGCGAAGTCCGGCGGCTCCGATCAATTGGAATGCAGCCTGTCCGGCCTGCGCGATATCGACAACGAGACGCTGAACATCATCGGCGACCAGGGCAAATGGCAGGGTCGCCCCGCCTTCCTCTGGCGCATGATTCGCGACGAGAACGGCAGCCAGCAGGGCGCCATCCAGCACTACTACACCGGCTACATGACCTCGCTGTCGATCGAGGGTGATGCAAGCGAGCAGGTCATTCGGCTGTCGATCGAAGGATACCTCTCCGCGTTCAACCAGGCCAGCAACCGGACCTATCTCGACCAAGAGCTGTTCGACCCCGGCGACCTGTCCGCTGTCGCTGCCATCGCGATCGCGAACGGCACCTCAACCTCCAACACCACCCCCCTCGCCCAATCCTCCGGGCGCTCGAACCTTTGGAAGACCGCAGGAGCGTTGTCTTGAACCGCCTACCCGACTGGGAGGCGCGCCTCAGCGCCTACCTCGCTCCGCTCATGGACGATGCTGTCTTTGCATGGGGATCGCTCGATTGCGCCCTGTTGGTGGCGGACGCGGTGCTTGCGATGACGGGCGATGACATCGCCACGCCATTCCGCGGCAAGTACAGCACGGCTGCAGGATCGGCCCGCGCCCTCAAGCGCTACGGCGCGGGCGACCTCAAGTCCACGTTCGATACGCTGCTACCGCCCAAGCCCATCGGCTACGCGCGGCGGGGCGATGTGGTCATGAGTGACGGCGCTGTTGGCATCTGCATCGGCGGCGCCGCGCTGTTCATCGGCGAGCGTGACGGGGTGGACGGCCTCTATCGCGTCGACCGGGCCGAGTGGTCCCATACGTGGGGCGTCGGCGAATGAGTAAAAAGGTCTTCAAGACCGTCGGCAAGATCGCTGGCGTCGTCGCTGGCGTTGCTCTGGTCGCATCCGGCATCGGTTCAGCCCTTGGCGGCACCATGCTTTTCACCGCATTCGGTGCGTCAATTGCGGCTTCCACCATCGCGACTGTCGCCGGTGTCGTCTCGCTCGGCGCGTCGATGCTCTCGCGCCCGAAAGCACCGGCCACTTCAGCAGAATCCACCGATCGCCTGTCCGTCAGCATGGACCCGCGCGCGCCGCGTAAGTTTGTCCTCGGCCGGACCGCCATGGCCACTGACATCCGCGACCAAGAGTTTTCCAACAACCAGGAGTACCTTCACCGCTTCGTCGTCACGTCGAGCCACAAGGCCAGCGCGATCGAAGAGATCTGGTTCGACGACAAGAAAGCATGGTCGTCCTCCGGTGGCGTCACCAGCGATTTCGCGGGCTATCTCACCGTTACCCCGATCCTTGAGGGTTCGGCGGCGAACGCGATCAACCTCAGCGCGCGCATGGGTGCGACCCGGCGCTACACCGGCCTGTCGTATGTCTATTTCCGCTTCAAGCTGACCGGCAATAGCAAGAAGGCCGAAAGCCCTTTCGCCCAGTCGATCCCGACCCGCGTGACGATCATCGGCAAGGGCGCGCCGACCTATGACCCCCGCCTGGACAGCACCGTCGCGGGCGGGTCCGGCGCCCACCGCGCCGCAGACCAGACGACCTGGGCATGGAACGACGCGGCGAGCCGCAACCCAGCGCTCCAGTTGCTCTGGTATCTGCTGGGCTGGCGCATCAAGAACCCGGCCACGAACGAGTGGCGCCTCGCCGTCGGCAAGGGCATCCCCGCCGCGCGTATCGACCTCGCCAGCTTCATCACGGCTGCGAACCTCTGTGATGAGCCGGTGACGCTGGCAGCGGGCGGCACCCAGCCCCGGTATCGGTCCGACGGTGTGTTCTCCGAGGCCGACGCCACCGGCACCGTGCTGGACCAGCTCAAGGCGGCCATGAATGCCGAACTGGACGACGTGGACGGCAAGATCCGCATCACGGTCCTGCACAACGACCTCGCCACCCCCATCGCCGACTTCAACGACGACGACATCCTCGGTGGGTTCACCTGGGACCAGACCGCGCCGCTCGACGAGACGTACAACGTCGTGCGTGGCACCTTCATCGATCCCTCGACCACCTCGCTCTATCAGGCGGTGGACTTCCCCGAAGTGCGGATTGCCAGCCTCGACGGCATCGACCGGATCGAGACTGTCGATTTCCAGACGGTGCAGGACGCATCGCAGGCGCAGCGCCTGGTCAAGCAGCGCATCGCGCGCATGCTCTACTCGGGACGGTTCACCGCAACCTTCAGCTACCGGGCATGGAAGGTCCAGAAAAACGACGTAATCCGCCTCACCTTCGGCGCGCTGGGCTGGACCAACAAGCTGTTCCGCGTCGTCGAGACTGCGGTGCAGGTCGACGGCCAAGTCCCGATGGTCCTGCAGGTCGAGAACGCGGACATCTACCTCTGGGACCGCGACGAGCGCCCGGCGATCCAGCCTGTCCAGCCCACCAGCTACGATCCTTATCTGAACCCGATCTATCAGGACGTGGTGGAGCCGAAGTATGCCGATGGCGTCCCGATCGACGATCTGCGTCCCGCCGAACCCGGCGCAACCGACGGTGCGAACCAGGAAGAGAAGGACCTTCTTGCCGAACTGGACGCCGATGTCGCCCAGGCCGAGATCGACATCGCCGCTGCCCAGCAGACGATCGCAGACCTCCAGACGGACGCGGCAGCCACGCAGGCAGCACTGACGCAGGCTCAGAACGAAATCCAGGCGCAGGGCGACGAGATCCTCGCTGCCCAAGGCGACATCATCGCCAACGCCAGCGCGATCTCGACCGTCTCGAACACCGTCTCCGCGCAGGGGTCCAGCATCACGACCTTGCAGCAGACGGTCTCGGGGCAGGCGGGCTCGATCTCGACCCTGCAACAGACCGTCTCCACCCAAGGCGGCTCGATCACCACCCTGCAGCAGAACGTCACCACCCTTCAGGGCAGCGTGTCGACCCTGCAGCAGACAGTCTCGACGCAAGGCTCGTCCATCAGCCAGAACTCGACGGCGATCACGACGCTGCAGGGCAACTATGCCAGCCTGAGCTCGACGGTATCGGCGCAAGGTTCGTCGATTACCCAGCTTCAGACCGCTTCGTCTACGCAGGCGGGGCAGATCGCGCAGCTGACCACCACGGTTACCGCTGGGGCACGGGCGAACCTCCTGCCCAACGGTGGGCTTGAGAACGGCTTGGCGGGCTGGTCCTACAGTGCTGGCGCTTGGTCGCTTCAGAATGCTTATGGCTGGGGCAACTATGCCTATACTAGCGGCCTGGTCGGGCCCGCAGTGCGTGTTTTCGAGCGCGCAGTGCGCATAGAGCCGGGCGTCCAGCTCACCTTTTCCGGTGACATGTCGATCACGGCGACTTCCGGGACGGGAGCCTGCTACCTCGACATGATTTTCCGGGATAGCGCCGGAAATCAGCTGGCCGATGCTCCGCAGGTCAACAAGACCAGTGGCGACTTTTCGGTTTCCGGTGCGGATCGCGACACGTACAAGTGCGTCTACACCTCTCCGGCAAATACCTACGACGTTGTCGTTCGCTTCGTAATCCAGGCGTATGCCGGTGGGACAGTCCAGGGGGCCGTTCGGCAGATGAAGCTGGAGCGCGGCGGGAATATCACGCCGTTCACCGTCGACGCCTCGGTGGCTCAGGCTTTCAGCGCCATATCCACCGCCAATACGCAAATTGCCACGCTCACAACGACGGTGAGCACCCAAGGCTCGACGATAACGAGCCAAGGCACGGCTATTACGACTCTGCAAAGCAATGTCGCCACGCTCACAACCACAGTTTCCGCTGGCGGATTGAATTTGCTGCCAAATGGCGGACTGGAGAATGGGTTCAACTCCGGCGTAGCAAGTGCCGGTGCGTTTGGCTTTAGCAATAGCTCTAGCTGGGGGCCAATTGCGAGCACAACCACAACCGGCACGGTCGTGTTCCAATTTGCTCCCGTGGCTGTCACGCCAGGGCAGTTTTACACGCTTTCGTGCGACCCCTTGTTCTTCGGAGCAGGCACGTTCGGATACGTCGATTTCATCGGTAGGAATGCTAGCGGTAGCGGCGTCTGGGATTCGACGCAGGTCACCGTAAATGGCTCCAATGACTTTGACTCCACCACCGGGCGGAGAAAGCAGATCGCCAATGCCCAACAGATTCCCACCAACCTGGGGATTGTGGATGTCATATGCCGATTTGTAGCGAATAACGTTTCCGGCGGGACTGTCGGATTCCGCCAAATGAAGCTCGAGCAAGGCTCGACAGCGACAGCTTACAGCAATGAGGCCAGCGTTGTTCAGAGCTTCCAAGCCCTCTCCACCCTGACCACCCAATACGCCTCCCTCTCGACCACCGTCAGCACGCAAGGCGTAACGATCACCCAGCAGCAGACGGCGATCACCACGATCAACGGGAACGTGACGACGCTCTACGGTCGCGCCGCACTGACGATCGAGGCTGGCGGGGTAATCACCGGGTGGGAGGTAAACAACAACGGCACTACCGGCGATATCAAGCTGCGGGCTGATCGCGTTTCCGTCGTGACTGCAACCGGCGGGACCAAGACCTTCGAGATCCGGCAAGGCACTATCATCGGCTATTATTCGAACAGCCAGAAGATGTACCAGCTCGGCGATCAGGCGGTGGTCTGAGGGTGGCAGGCCTTCGTCTCTGGAACCCGGCGGGAGCGGTAGTTTTCGACACCACCTCTCTCGCTGGCCGCTACGCCGGAACCCTGACCCTGACGGGACCCCGGCAAGGGAGCTTTGTCATTCCAGACTTGCAACCAGGCAACAAGGTCTGGCTCAACGTCCAGTTTTACAACATCCCGTTCCTGAAGATGCAGGACGCGATCGTCCGACTGACGGGCGCGAATACGATCGACTACAACACCCTGAACCTGCCCGCCGGTTCTATCACCGACATACACTACGGGTTTCAATGACATGGCAGTGGCAGGAGTTATCTGGGCGCCGGATGGCCGCGTTTTGTTTGACACGCGTTGGCCGCAGATGATGTTGGTCGGCAAAGGCCGCATCACCGCATCCGGCCAGGCTGCAAATCTCAGTGGAGGGCGCAATCCGATCATCGCCTACCGCCCCGTCAATTGCAGCGCGGCCGTGGTCACCGAAAGCCGATCGGGTGCGAATTATGCGTTCAATTTCGGCATCTACAACCCGTCGGCCGGCTACTATGTCGATTACTGGATCTATGATCGCGTCCCACCTCAGAAGCCGACCAGCGGCGTTTCCTTGGCGCTTTTCGATGAGGCCGGAAACACCACCTTCCGCGCGGATGTCACACCCATGGTGGTTGCCCCGGCGACCGTAGAGCCCTCCGGCCGAACCTACGCCATAGCCCCCAGCGTAGGGCCTTACTGGCGCGAGGACGTCAACATCGATGTCAACACAGAGGGCATCCCGGTTACGCAGCGCCTGACCGAGATCGGGGGATGGCGATACGGGGGTGGCGGTTTCTACATCGATCCCCGCTCTACCAACGATCACTTCGGCCTCAATTCCGACGGGGTTTACGACCCCAGCCTCAGCTATTGGGTAATTCTCGATGTCACCAACCACTGACCTCCTGATCATCGGATCGTTTGCCGCGATGATCCATGGCGCGCTACCCGCATGGCGGGAAGGTCGATTCCGTGATGTCGATTTTGTAGGGACGCCTGGCGCGATCGCGGCGCTGTTGGACTTCTATGGATACGAGGCGGTTTCCCCATCAGAAGATCGCCTGTTCGTCACCAACAGGTCCGGCCTCGCTTTCGACATCAGCCTTCGTGGCTACTTGATCCCGGCCGTCGCCCGCTACGCCGATCTGATGAAGGTCGAGATCAACCGCCGCGAAATCACCTGCCTTGTCGCGCGACCTGAGTTGGTATTTGCCCTTCGGGAGGCGTCCTGGGACCTTGTTCCGGTCCACTTAGACAAGGCGCAGCGGGACGTTGAAGGTTATCGCGAACTCGGGATTGAGGCCGAACCTGCTCTAGCTGCTGCGGCACAAGCCTTTCGTATGGATCGCTGACGGCGGTAATCTGACCGCCCTTCCCCCGGCATGCTCGGGCGGAAGGAGTTTTCATGCTGCACCTCAAGACGGCCGCCGGTGAGCGGCTTGAGATCCCGGCCGGATGCATCATCGCCGTGATGCGCCCATGCGACGGCATCAACCCCAGCGCGATCATGTACGACATGGGCGCTGGCCCGGCGATCGATCAGCTATCGGACCAATATGGTCGGGTGAAGAAGACGGTGCTCGACGCCGGTGGGATGATCAATCCGATCGAGGTCAAGATCATCGAGCCGGTCACGGTTGGCGAAGGCGATGATACGGCCACCGCCCTCCAGCAAGGCCGCATGATCTTCCCGCGCTCACGCATTGAAGGGCGCCGGGAAGTGTTCGATGACCCCAACGGCATCCGCTCCGGTCTGTTCGTCAACCTGACCGGCCAGACCATGCGCATCAACGTCGCCGACACCCTGGACGAACTTGACGGCGTGGAAGCGGATGACGCTCCGGTCGCCGCGCCCATTACCATGCCACTGCCGCGGGAAGGAGCCTGATTTATGGAATTCGTCATGACCTTCGCGATCCTGCTGCTCATGTCCTACAACGGCTTCCAGCAGAAGCGCCGCATAGACCGCCTAGAGAGCGATCTTGCCCAGCTCCAAATCGAAGTCGCCGCCCACGAAACGCATATCGCGTCACTCGCTGGGTCGTTCGCTACGAGCACTTCGGTGGTCTCCGTACTCGCCAAGCGGCCCTCATTGTCGCTCGATGAAAACGGCCTTGTCCGGGGCGTCGAGATGCCGGGACCTGACGGCATGACCCTTACCGCATTTCGACTTGAGAGAGAGGGCTGACATGGCTGATCCGACCGTTTCCGAAATCGACGCCCAGATTGCCGAGCTTCAGCGCCAGCGCGACATCAAGTCGCTCGAAGGCTCGCAGGCCGTGGCCGCCGCCCTCAAGGCTGGCAAGGTCGCAACGCTTGCCGAGGATCTCGAAGCGCTGATCACCGACCTATCCCCTGCGAGCATGGCCTACCAGCAAGCTCGCAACGTGATCAGTGTCATCACCAACACCCGGAACCTGATCGACGGAGACGTGGCCCGCATTCAGTTGATCGTCGACGCGCAGACGGAAGCCTGATTGCCATGGACGATCCGCGCAAGGCCGCCTTCGATGCCGTCCGTGCCATTTCCCGGCCCGGCCTGTTCAACGACCCCGGCAACGTCCTTGCCTTCGATAATCTCCTAGACGCATTCGGAGCACCGCGCATGTCCGCGACCACCAGCATCCCCGAAGACTACTGGCCCATGCTCTCAAAGATCGAGAGCAATAATCGCCCGTACATCAAGGCGAGCACCTCCAGCGCGTCCGGCCTCTACCAGTTCATCAAGGCAACCTGGATCGGCGAAGGCGGCAAGTGGGGCGCGGATGCCAGCAAGGCCTTCGGCGGGCTGACCCCGCCGGAGAGCGAGCAGACCGCGCGCGCCAAGACCTTCACCGAGAAGAACGTCGCCACCCTCAAGGCCAAGGGCATCCCGATCAACAAGGCGTCGCTCTATGCCGCGCACTTCTTCGGCGCGGGCACGGCGGCCAAGGTGATCGCTGCTGACGTGAACGACCGGGCAGACCAAATTGCCGGATCTGCGGCGACGAATGCGAACCCTTCGATTCTCAAGGGTAAAACCGTCGGCCAGTTCCTGACGTGGCTGCACGGCAAGACCGGCGAATGGGCTCGCTGAGCCGCGACGGGGGCGTGATGACATCACCTCTTCACGTCCGGAGAAAGGCCGTGCCTCGCGGTATATCCGAATCGACGCTCGGCATCCTTGCGGGCTGCGGCAGCCTCTACAGGATCGCCGAACCGACCCGACCACACTCTCGTGCCATTGATTTTTATTTCCGCGCGCCATCGCCTGTCACGGCTATCCCACGAGACACCATTGTGCCCAGAGGTATTATTGATGCTCATGGAGCAGTTCCGAGCGTTTATGGCCTGCGTAACCTCTCGCAGATTGCGCCAGCGGTTGTCGGTTTTGACGCCGTTGGCGTGATCGATGACGTGATCCGGCCAGCAGCCGGTCATCCACGCCCAAGCCGCTCGGTTGGCGCGCACGGATCGACCAAAAAGGTTCCCGCACAAGTACCCGTTTCGTTTCGATGCAAGCGCCGGCTTACCTGCAAAGCGCCCGTTCCATATTCTTGCCTCGATCTCGGCCGGTCGATGCGAAGCGTTGAACAATTCGGGGGGGCGCTCGCGCCACGTCAGAACGCCGGTCTCGGGATTGTAATCAAGAATCTTGCGGAGAAGGTCAGGCGGGGGCAAGTGTCGGTCAGCCATGTCGTATCACCTTACGTCTATGGTCAGGGCCGGGCGCTGTTGACGCAGCGTTTCCGGCCCGCACTTGATAGCGGAATCACGATTTGTTCTCAAGATCGCCGAGGTCTTTAGAGAACATGGAACACTTCTCGCTATCCGACTGGCTCACAGCAGCGGCCTATACCCTGCTTGCAGCCGTCGGCGGCCTTCTAGGGCACGCCATGCGCGAGCACGACAAGGGCAATAAGCTGAACTGGCTGCGCGCCATGACCGAGGCCGTTTCGTCCGGCTTCGTCGGCTTCCTCGTCATGCTCCTCTGCCTGGCGATGGGCCTAGATCCCCTGTGGACCAGCCCGATCGTCGGCCTGTTCGGATGGCTGGGGGCAAATGTCACGATCCGGATGCTTGAACGCATCGTCTACGAAAAACTGGGGGTCAAACTGCGCGCCAACACCGACAAGAGGGTGGCGGCTGCGAAAGCTCAAGAGGAGGACAGGCCGTGAAATGGCTCATCAGCTTTCTGACCCCCTGGAAGTCCGAACTGTTCGCGATGGTCGGCGTTCTGGCCGTCTGCGGGGTCGGCGCCACGATAGCCGGCTATCTGCACATCCAGCGGCAGAACGACCAGATTTCCACGAAAGACGACCAGATCGCAGCCCTCGGCGTCGCCAACAAGGGCTTGTCAGCCCACGTCGCTGAGCAGGACCGCCTGCGAGCGCTGGAGCAGAAAAACACGCTGCTGCTCCAGGACAAGCTCGCCCTCATCGAACAACAGGGCGTCGCCTCAGCCGTCCAGATCCGTGAACTGGAGAAAAGCAATGCGGAAGTTCGCGAACTCATGGCTCGCCGCCTGCCTGCTGACCTGCGCCGGGTGCTCGAACAGCAAAGGTGAGATCGCCTCGGCGCCGCCGCTTGTCTATGAAGGCATCCCTGCCGGGCTGATGGAGCGCTGCACCGTGCAGGACGTGCCGCAGGAGACGGTCGCCTCGATCATCGAGAGCCGGGGCATCTACATCAAGGCGTTCAACAAGTGCGCGGCGAAGGTAGATGCGATCCGGGCGCATGATGCCGAGGCGCGCGCCGGGCAGCCGCCTCAATAGCAGATGCGCTCAAGCTCGGCGTCGCGAAGCCGGGGTATCTCGATGAACTCGGCGGCCTGCTGCATCTTCTGCCTTAGCCGCTGGAGCACTGCCGGGAAGATGTCGACGAGCTGGAGGTAATCCTCCGTCGATGCTCCCCCGCGATCCGCTCGCGCGTGCCGATGCACTGCAAGCGTAAGCAGATCTTCGTCGGTTAGGGGAAGCGTCAGTTGATCGGTAGCCATGAGGAAGGCCTTTCTCGAATCGGGAGAGACCCTTTATACAATGTTCCCTCTATGTTCTCAATTGGAGTATGAGGGGGCATGGCTACCCCCGAACCCGATTCTTTCCGAATGTGCCTGCATGCCCTCTGGATTCTGGAGGAGCCGATCGGGAGGGCGAGGCTAGATCCTATCGAGCCCACTGCGGCAATCCGCTTGGCGCTGGCCTGGCTGGTGAAGGCTGGAATAGCCCAGCTTTGGCAGGTTCAGAACTATTGGGACACGCTCACCAAGCCATGTCCCGTGAAGGACGCATACCAGGCCGGCTACATCCGCTTCACGGATATGAACTGCTTGCTTGAAGCGTGGAAGATGAACGTCAAGAAGCGCCGCGCCGCTGCGCTGGGACTTGAGCCTTACCAGATTGTCCTGCCTAAATTCTGTCGAGAGGAGCCTGCACCCGCCCCAGATGGGGCCGCTGCTTAATCGTCCTCGCCGGCACCCTCACCGGCAAGCTGGTCTAGCATGAGGTTGAAGAACTCCAGCGCCGCAGCCTTATCGGTCAGCGGCAGCGCTACATAGGCGCCATCTAGGGCGCGCTCTACGTCGTCCTCGGTAGCTTGACGGAGGGTGGATAGGTCGGTCATCGGCGCCTCACGAATCGGGAAGTGCCATGTTAGCAGATGCCAGCGCCCACTCGATCATTTCCCGCACGGCCTCCCGGTTCTTGAACTGGCTACGGTGGAGATTGCAGCAGGCCTCGACGCCGGTCGGGGCGCCGTCGATCTCGTGGACGCCCTTCACGCCGTTGTCGCTCCTGCTGACCTGCTGCCCGCCGGTCTTGCGCGGCGGGCACAGTTCGTAGCGGATCACCTCCCCCTCCCCTCATAGCATTCAGCCATACCCCAAGGAGGGGCGGATCTCTTGCAGTGTTCGATAGCCTCTCCGCCGGGCTTGACGCAGCCGGTCAGGAGGAGCGCTAGGATGGTGGTGCGGATCATGCTCCGTCTCCTGCACGGGCGCGGAGGGCGGCGGCGCAAAGAGCGAGGGCGGGCGTGGCGATGTACTGACGCTCAGGCCTAACCATTTTCCCGGTTTCGGCGAGGACATACGCGGATGCCGAATCGTTGGGCTCACCGAAGGTGTTGATGGTCCAGCACCACCCTTCCGGCACCAGCCTCACGGCTGCATCGATCGACGCAGTGTAATTGCCCGGCCTCACGTCAGAGGGCACGCGCACGTCGCTTCCATCGCAAGGATGAACGAGGCCGCCGCGCCCTTGGACATATTCCGCGAACTCAGGGTGGAGCTCCTTGAAGATTTCGACCTCCAAGGCGTAGTTAGGCCCGTCCGCCGCCTCGACACGCGCCGCCAGCGCAAGAATCCTCTCTGATTGCTCGGGGTTAGGGGTCATGGGAACAATCCTCCTAGATAGTACGAAAGGAAGGCAAACAGGACCAATCCTAAGCCAGCCCATGACAGCGTGCCGAGCCACCACGCAGCCCTCTCGAAACGGCTCATGCCGTTGCAGATCCACCTATTGCCCATCCGGAAAACCATGCTGCCCGCCATGGCAATGAATAGCGCGAGAAGTGCCGCGCCCTTTAGGAAGGTGACGATCATGCAGCGTTCTCCCCTCGGTAGGCGGCAAGGGCGGTGTCGACCGCATGATAGGCGTCTCCACAAGCGGTCTCAGGGTCGTCGGCCTTGACCCACCATATGTTGTCGGCCGATCGCTGCTCGATGCATTCGAGAAGGTCGCGAGCGGTGCCCAGCGCCTTTGCCATAGCCTCGCAGTGGGCGCGCAAGCTCTCCATGCGTTTCGCCGTGGCCGCCATGAACTGGCTGTACTCAGGATCCAGACTATCGCGTGACTGCATGCGAAGCTGGCAGACGAAAGTCTCGGTGGGCCATTCGTTGAACCGGCCGCCGTCGATCTGGTATTCGATCTTCCGGAGGCGCTCGGAATCGGCTCGAAGGCGGGTGATCTCGGCGGCGGCCTGCGCGAGCGCCTTTGACCTTTCGTGGTGCCCATACTCGGCATCGTTATCCGACCAGGCTTCGAGTTGCTCGACAAGATCGCTCTGGGTGGTCTCAGGCATGGTCAT